GAACTCGTTTTCAGTGATACAACCTCTGCGATATTCCTCGGTCAAGCGTTTCGACTTATCATCTTTCATACGCTCGGATTCCTCATGGATAAACCTAAACTTAATTAACCCGCCAAGCCCTGCTTTCGGGATAAGCCAGTTGTTATACAGGTCATCAAGCATATCTTCGTAAGGCTTGATAAGTTCCTGTACCATCGCGTTCTCTTGGTCTTCACCAGTAGAACGGTCATTAGTAATGACCAAGCCCAACTTTTCAGGCGGGATGCCAAAAGCAACGCCAATGATTTTCGTGAGCTTGTCGAGCCATTCAATGTAAAGGCCATCTTTGTTAATAGCCTTAATCTGCCTTGTATCAACGTGACCACTCCCTGCAACGACAGGAACATGACCAGTGCCCTCAATCTCATTTACCATGTAATCAGTGAACTCCCTGCGTTGCTCTTGCGTGACACCTTCGCCAAGCGAAATCAAGAACTCCGCCGTAGCATTGGTCGCCCTGTCATTCGCCTGTTCGCACCCATCAAGGTAGAACTTGATATACTGGTATGCCACCATGACCGGGGACAAACCATAGGGCTGATAGGTGAAGTATTGCCGTTGCAGATATGCAATGTCATTCGCGCTGTAAAACTTCTGCCCACCGTCTTGATACTGCATATACCTCGCAGAGTTTGGGTTCGTGTAATCGTAAGGTACAACCATCTGAATAGACGAACCGTCAACTGGATAGAAGTAAACAGGGTGCGTCGGGTCGGAGCTTACCGCTACCTCGGCACACATCGCATCAAGGACAAGAGCATCGTCGAGAAGTTTCTTTGTAAAGCTCTTACGTCCATCAATGAGGTTCGGGTGCTCAATGCAGTTTGTAAGAGCTTGGATTTGCCTTTTCATCTTGGCGTTACTATTGATAACCTCGAACGTATAAGGCTGTCTCGCAATAGCATCCTGCACAACCGTAATCGCCCTGCGTACAATCGGGTCGCGAGAAAACCGCCTCAACTGATTGACTGTCGGATTCTTTGGAAGAACTGACTTCTGGCTATCACTTGCATTTCGGTTAATCCATCCATACCGTTGCGTTGGAAGCAAATTCATTGTAGGTACGTCCGAAAACGCCAGTAAACGCTTTATCGTATTTAATGTTCCCGTGGATGTTCCCTCCCTTCTCCCCGATAGAACCAAAGCTAAACTTTGCTATCGACGTATCAAGCAAAGGCTTCAATGCCATTTCTAATGCGTCAATGGCATCGTCGTGTCCTTTGGGGTAATTCTTGAATTGGTCTATCAACACTCGCATAGAGTGTTTGAATTTAATGTGACCTTGCCGAATCCTCGGCACAAGCGACTCAATACGCCCTGCCTTGCTCTGACCTGTCGAATGGAACACTTCATTCCAATCAATGTAGATTCCATTCGCAATCATATCGGCTTGCAGGGTACTAGAGAAAAACGCTTGCATCTGATTGGTTTCGCAGGAAACCTTCGGATTGTAGGAGTAGTACCTTCTAATCATATCCCGGCAATCGTCAATCAGTTTGTCGGGAGGACGCTTCTCCACATCAGCATCGAGAACATAGAAGTAATTGTCAGTACACCGTGCGATTGCAATGATAGCAGAGTAGTCATTGTGCCGCTTTGAACTAACGGCAGGGTCAATCGCAATACTGACCTCCTTGATTGGCGGGTGTTCATTATAGATACAACCTTCCAACCACTCGACTTTGAATATTCTCGTTTCCTCTGTCTGCGGGTCGTTCTGATACTCGCTTGCAAAACCTTCCGCATTTGCAATGTACTTCTCCATCAAGTAACGGTACATATTGGGGCGCTGGTCTTTCCAGAGTACCTCTGTACCTTCGAGCATTTCTTTCTTGTGTTTGTTGTAGTACGCAACGCTATCACTATAAGCATGGTCGCCCCTTGATAGGTCAGTGATTATCTGTTTCCACTTTTCCCACTTCGGAGAATCAGAGAAAGTAATAATCGCCTTGAATAGCTTTCTATTCCATGAACTGTATTCGCTCTTGGTAAGCATACAGTACAGCAAGGAAGAATACGAAAGCACCGTGCCAATCACGAAGAACGCGCAAGTCGGCGCTCCTACTGGCATCAGGTCAGAGTTGAACCATTTGTGCAGGTCTGCGTTTTGTGTAGGCGAGGCAACGGATTCTGCTGTCTCTAAGTCATCAACAATCACAAGGTCTGGGCGGGTGTGGTTGAAGTTCAAACCTCGAATCTGTGTTCCTGCACCTTTAGATGTAAGGAACACTTTATTTTTTGTAAGAACCTCTGAATTATTCCAAAGTCCACTATCATCTTTAAGCTCCCCAAAGTCCTCTCGGATAAGCTCGTTAAATTCAAGCTCAGTGCGAATGTTCAAAAGGAACTCTTTAGCAACTGCCCCCGTTGCCGAAATGATAAGAATGAACTTCTTATAGTTGTAGCAAATACACCACAGAGGATACGCAAAGGATACCAGCGTACTCTTTGCGTGACCTCGCGGCGCGGCTACGACGTTCCTTGTTTCTTCCTTACTCATCTGCAAGGTAACGTCTTCAAGTTTATGAATCAGCCAGTCGTGAAAAGTAGAACTCCACGGAGAAGGAAAGGAATCTTTTAGGTAATACTCGCAGAACGCTTTGAAGTCAGTAGCGCATTTATCTTTCATTGAGGCATCAGTGCCAGTGCGCCTTAATCTGCCTCCAAATATTTCTTTCATTACATCGTCTGACATAGCTTACCCCTCACCTGTCTCTATACTTGGACGTTTCCTTTCTCGCTTCTTTTTCTCCGTGCTTGTCCCGGACTGCACGTTTATTGTTGTGGCGTTTCTTAGCGTGTTGCAAATGTCTGTCTCTTTCTGCCATAGACATTAAACGTCAGCCCCTCCCAACTTTTTGCTGATACTCTGAGCAATCGCAATATCATCAGAGGACAGCGCCGTATTCTTGCTTTCCTTATCGGCAACTTTCTTGACATACGCAAGCTCCAACGAAGTCAGTGCATCGTCGTAGTCATCCTCGCCGATATTGAAATTCAGCACCTTATCCTCTTTCAACTTGTGCCACGCACCGTCAACGTAGAACTCAGACACAGTAACCGCAAACGTACCAGTGCCAGTTTCCATGACAATGCCATTGAGTCGCACGGGGTCTTTCTTGTTAATCATCTGTATCACTCCTTAAACATTTGATGGAGCAATCTCGCGGATAGCCTCAACCAATGTTGGGTTCTCCCCGAAGGACTCCATGATTTCTTGATAGGTTTCTTGGTCAACCCTTGCTCTGACAATATCACGAATGATTTGCATTGCCCGACCAATGGTTTCATATTTATAAATCTTCTCTTGGATTTGCCCAATCTCTTGTGTGAGTGACTGCTGACGCAACGCAAGTTTATCAAGAGCCATAACCAAATCTTTAAGGTCTTGTACCTTTACCGTTCCGTCGCGAACATTCTTGTTCATTTCATCGAGTTGCACGGATACAACGTCGATAGCCGTATTGATAAGCCCAAGAAGCTCACAGTTCCGTCGATAGACATTAACTGCCTTACGGTCTGACTCCTCAGCCATATCGCCGCCCAAGTCATTCTGCGAACACCATCGGGCGATAGCTCCATAACCAATCTTATAATCGTTTGGTATGAGTTTGTTCTTATTAACATAATCAGCAATGTCTCGGTAGCTCGTCCCTTTGTATCGAAGCTCTCTAATGATTCCGCCGATACCATAACGCTCTACAAGGTTTTGATGAAACGCTCTTGGCTTTGTGCGTTCCAGCTTACCGCCTTTTGGGTTTGGAGCTACCCGTCTTGTCGCTCTCTTTCTACCAGCCATGAAACTCCTTATCCTTTCGTTGAGATTGAAAAGGCATACCCACAGAAGGAGTATGCCAGATAAAATATATGAACCCCGAAGGGTGAGATTGCGCGTCCCGCTTCTAAACTCTACCGCCGCAAATAGAGAACTTCACGGGAAAGTTTTTCGATGACAAAAGATAAAAGGAGGTCTGGGCTTAGAAAGCCCACAGAAATACGCCGCATAGGTGTTAATGGTATAACAATGATAATCATAGATAACGGTGTACTTCTATCGGATTTCTAAGCTAACTCCTTAGTTATTACTATAAGTACCTTGATATGAAATACTTACGAAGTAAGTAAGATACGAACGAAGTGAGTATCTTTAATAGAACTATAGGTACTAGAAGAACCTTGAATTAACAAGGGTATCTATAGAGTTACCTTGATATACAGGAATAGAATACCTAGATAAGTAAGGTTATACTATGATATACCTTGATAAACAAGAGTAGTATCAGTGATGAACCTTATTATTATTAAGGTTATCTTTAGTTATCTTTAGTTATCTATAGATATACTTCTAGCCCCCCTACCCCCCATAAGCACATCTTTAGTGCCGTCATTCGCAAACAAACTTTTGAACTAAGGTTCTTCTTAGCCTACTCATATTGATTGCGCCCTTCGGTTGCAATCATCGTCGCTTCGCTCCGATACATCCATATCAGGTGGAAGTTTGGTATGGTTATGTTCGAGCACGACTACGACTATGATGAACGTAGCTCCGCCCAAAGGGAGGCGAATAACTGCTCCACCAATTTCCCCCGGTAGGGTTTCATTGGTAGACCTTTGAAAAGGTACGTTCACCCATAATACATTTTTCGAGAAATTTTATTCACGTTTTTGAAAAAAAAATTAAAAAAATTTTTAAGTCTATTATAAAAATACTAATGTTTTTTAAGGATATACAAATAGCACCCAAGCAGAAAACGGTGTCCCATATATGAAATAGAATCCTCCCAGACTTCCAAAAAAGGGTCTAGGAGCTTTTTTTATAATCGGTGTGATGGTTTTATCATATATGAAATAAAAATCGCTCTACGGGCTTCCTAGAGAGTTTAATAATGTTATCATAAATAATACAATACTATAACATAAATATTTACTGATTCACGATTGATTGTCAACCGATGGAGTGACGATAGGGTAACGATGAAAGAGCGATGAGATAGTGATGTAGTATTTATGGTGATGCGATAGTTTTTACATGGTGGTTACGGTGTGCGTGGACTATGCCCCCCACGTCCCATTCCACCGAAGCCCGAAAAGGCTGACAGATACCACCCATTGCCTTGCCTTGTCTGGTAACGTCGCATAATATACATTATACGCCGTCAGCCCTTGTCCCGCTTGGCTTACAAGGCTTTCATCGCTTTCCATTCGTTGTCCTGCTTGGCTTGCAAAGCGTTTTCATTGCTTGCTTGCTTGCTATCGTCGCATCGTCTATGTGCCCTCTATTCGTTGCTATCACTGGTCAGCGACGCATTGCTGATTTTTACTTCCCTTTTTTAATGCGGCTTGCAATGGTATGAAAACGCTGTAGCCCTTGCAAATCGTGGGTATGGAAGCCATGCAAAATTTAACCCTTGTTTCCCTTTTGCAATCTCAACAAAAACACAATGCCTTTCCGCCTTACTCCCCCAACGCTTGCGGCATTTTCTCATTGTTGCATTATGCTATACAATCAATATTAAAAATCCCTTTCCGCCTTACTCCCCCAACGCTTGCGGCGTTTTACATTCCTTTCACTGTCACAACGTCAAAGCCTTCTCTTTCCCTTTGCTGACGCGGCCTGCAACGCTTTTTCATTCGTTTCCTTTTCGTTTCTTTCTATCGTCTACCTATCATGGTATTATCTTTCATCAAAAGCCCGTCAGCCCTTGTCTTGCTTGCGTTGCGGTGCTTTTTTGTTTTCCTTTCCTTCGCCTTCCCTTGTTTCGCTTGCCTGTTTTCTCCATGTAAAAAACGCCTGAAAACCGCGTCATTATTGAGTTTTCAATACCAAAGTGTCTTCTATCCATTGATATATATGGTTTTCATGCGTTTTCACTCCGTTTCACTGTATGGCTATAAACCACATTAAAAAAAATCCCCTCTTACTCCCGCAAGGGTTATATGGCTTTACACGCTGAAAACACTTGCTATCACTGAATGTATTTTTGCTTTCCTTACTGCCACAAGGCTTTCGGCGGTACGTTTTTCACTTTGTATTTCCATATAATTGATAATGACTTTCGCTGAAATCATAGTTTGCCTTACTGTCACAACGTCTACCTGCCGATTTTTCCCAACCTTCGTTGGTGCTGTAAGGGAGTAACGCTTTTGGGTCTTTAGTCTGAAGCCCGTCAGGCCGCGTCACATAAGGGACAAAACCCAAAAAGAGGATTTTGCAAGGCGACGTCGTATAAGGGGGGCAGAGGCTCGGAAAGGACAACGCCGCAAGGCAAAGCCTGAAACCACCTCGACGCCGTGAAAACGGCGCGGCACACTGAAAACCACATACGGAGCCGAAAGCGTAACCCGTTTTCAGCAAGCGCAAAAAAGCGACACTTGCAAACGCAACACGGACGCGCAAGGCAACGCAACGCAAGCGCAAAAGCCCGCTTTCTCCGTAAATATCGCGGATTTTCCCGCTACATGGTGCCTTTTGACACTGCCTGACGGATAGCAAAGCGACGACGCGCAACAATGCAACGCAAGCCCGCGCAAAGTGAAAGGCAGTCTTTCCGATGGTAACCCCATAGGAATAGGCGCGCAATATCGCCGACGACGCGCAATCCGTAGCGGTTTCGTGTACTGCGGGACACCATGTCCCTGTTGTACCCTGACAAGACTATACCAGAACCACATGAGAATGGAAACTATGCGTTTCCAGTCTATATGGCAAACTGTCTACAAACTACTACCAGACTAGGCGGCGTGATTCCGTGACGGTGTAAACTCATGGACGGATAGCGTGTAGTATAAGCAGGGCTTGTGCTATAGGCAGATACAAGTAGCAAGTGTAGGCGACGTAGGCGACGAATCGACGTATCATAGGCGACGTGTAGGAAAAAGTGTGGCTAAAGTGTAGTCGTTATAAGTGGGCGTATTATCTGACTGGCAATCAGACGGGCAATAATGCGCGGGGAACCACTCTAAAAACAAAAGCCCTGTATATATGGGGGCGTGTTTCCTGTCATGGGATGACCGAATACATATAGAAAAAGTGTCGTTATGCACGAATAGCGACAGGAAAGACTGCTTTCCGTGAATCCACACAAGGCGGGCGTGCGCGTAACCCGCGCAAGGTCTGACGGTGTATAGGTCAATGGTGGGCGGAAACTATTTGTTCGCTAGGAGTGGCTTGTGAAGTATCGCATAGGGACAAGTGTCCCCCGCGTGCATGGCGTATCCCATAGCGGCACGTCTAGTTTGCTCGACTAGACTGCGTTGACGACCGACGCTTGGACTGTCTGACGAAGGGCGGGAAGGTTTATCCTTCGCGCCCTTAACAGTCTGCCCAAGCAGACTAGCCGTATTATCACACACTATATTAGGGGGTATTATCAATGGCAAAGAAGAACACGAAGCAAGAGAAGACTATGCAGGAGAAAACTCCACGCCTGACGGTGACGGGGCTTGCAACTGAAATGCGTGATATGTTCGCGCAAATGGCCGCGACCATCGCCGCGCAAAACGCTGTCATCGCGGAACTCAAAGCACAGCAGAACACGTCCGCTCCTACGCAGGAGAAGTCGAAGTCCACGTCCAAGAAGTCCACGTCCAAGAAGTCCACGTCCAAGAAGTCCACGTCCAAGAAGTCCACGTCCAAGAAGTCCGACACGCAGGGAAAGCGCGTGCGCGTGCCCTTCCCCGCGAAGGAGGTCTGGCTTGCGTTCAAGAAGGAACACGCCGACGAGGTAGCGAATCTTGCGACGCAGAAGGAACGCAACAAGGCGCTCTGGAAGATTTACGCGGCGGAGCAGACTGCCGCAGGGAACGTGCAGGAACAGGTCGAGCGTCCTTCGCGGGATGAGTGGCTTAACTTCAAGGCCGAGCACGCTGACGAGGTAGCCAATCTTGCGACGAAGAAGGAGCGCAATAGCGCTCTGTGGAAGCTCTATGTGGCTAAGAAGGTGGCGTAATGACAGTCGCGGGAATCATCTTTGGAGTGGTGTTCTATATCGTGGTAAACCGTATGTTCTCGGCGCTGGAACGCGCCAAAAAGGGCGGGATTCGTTGGTAACTTGTGAACGTGTGGCGTGTTGTCTCATATACGAGACGACGCGCCATATTTGGCAGGAAGGGGAGAAAACTATGGCAAAAAAGGAAAGCCCTATCAGGATGCTGACCGTCGAGGAAGTCAGCAAAATCAAGCACGGGAAAGCATGGAAGATTGCTCTGGCAAAGTATCGTCCGATGTGGGCGGAGCAGTATGCCAAAAATCCGGCGCAAGAATTGACGGAAGAAACGGTCTTGGGTGGCGCGAAAGACTGGTTTGAGTATGTCTTGCGCTCCAAGAAGTATAACCGGCAGGACGAGACGGCGGAGCTTTTCGGGGTAGAGTGGAAGTATGCAAGCTCCGTCAGTTTGCTCCGCCTTCATGCGGATGTGCTGAAAAGCGCGTTTGCATACTTCAAGAAGGATATGGTAAAAGCCGCGAAACTTCGGGCGGCGTAAGGAAAATTGAGGCTTTTCGTATGGCGTGTTGTCTCATATTCGGGATAGCGCACCATACATGGCATATATTACAAAACATATAGGAGGAATTGACAATGTTGAAGAAAATGCTGGCAGGAATGGGTAAGGAAATGCGTGAGGAAGCGCTGAGGCTCTTGGCGTTTTCCGAGAATGTTCGCGAGGCGGAAATTTTGGGGCTTTCCGAGGATTACGTTGCTCCTATCCGCAAAAAGCGGGACGACGCAAAGTGCAAGTTCCTCGAAATGCAGATTAGCGAGGCCCTGAACGATTATCAGGACGCGCAGGAATACGGGACAAACGACGACCTTGACAGGATTTCAAGGGATTTCGTTCGCAATCTGGCGCACGATTCCGTGTATGGCGAAAAAGCGGAATTGCGCGAAGCATTACGCCGTCACCCTGCATGGGACGAAATTCTGGATGGCGTAATGGTAAAATCGGCGCCGCTGGGGTGTTGCCCTAACCTTAACGCCGTGAATAATATGCTGTGCCACCTTGTAGAGCCTGCGATTAGGGCGGCATTGCACGAGGGTAAGAGCGATTACGCGACGGACATCGACCTTGCCCGTCAGTGGTTCTCCATGACGGAAGAAACGGCGGAGGCGTGCAAGGAAAGAGCACTAGAAGCCCTGAATCGGGTTGCTCCGCACGCCTACCACGCTGGACGGAAAATGTCGAAAATCACTCGGCAATTCTTGAATTCAGTCGGCGTGGCTGACGACCATAACCGCGAGTTCAACCAGATTTTCGCAAAAATCTGCGACGAATATGCGGATAAACCCGCGTTCGATATGCTTTTCAGCGTAAATCCTGCGGCATTTATGACAATGAGCAATCCGCAGGGAGCGTCGAAGGCAAATCGGTTCATGACTTCCTGCCACAGCATTGACGGTGGTTGCAGTTATCGGGCAGGAACGTCGGGATATGCACGGGACGGCGTGACGATGATTGCCTATAATTGCGGCAATTTTTCCGACCACTTTAAGCGGAATACGCGAAAAACTAAGCGGCAGTTGTTTATGTACGAAGTAGACAACGGGTTGCTCCTTCAGAGTCGTTTGTATAAGTGCAACGCGCTTGACGATGACGATTACGGCGGAACGCGGGGAGAACAGCTCGAAAACAAGCCAATTCGGGCAATGGCAGAGAGCATTATCGCCGAAATTGAGGGACAGCCGAATTTGTGGCGTTCCTTCAAGTATTACGACAACGACGAAAATGTATGTCTTGACACGGGACGTGGATTTCCGGGATACCCTGACTGGCCCTATCGGGATTTCCATGCGGTTGTGGCAATCCGTAAGGATAAAGCCGATAATTGGCATAATTTCAGCATTGGAACATACGGATTGTGCTGGGCTTGTGGCGACGAAAATCGCGACAACGACGAACCGTTCTGCGATGATTGCAACCATGAGGGCATGATTCAGTGCGCTGAGTGCGGTGAGTGGATTGACGAAGACGACGCATATCACGTTTACGATAGTTATGGCGACGAGGTAGATGTGTGCTACGAATGCCGCCGCGATTACTACAGGGAATGCGCTGAATGCGGAGAATACCATCATTGCGACGATATGCGGTGGGTCGATAGTATTGGCGATTATGTCTGCGACGGTTGCTATGACGAGGAATACGAAGAATGCGCGGAATGCGGCGAGGTATATCGCCGTAACGATATGGTAGAAGTCACGGATAACTATGGGCATACCGTCCATGTCTGCGACGATTGCCTTAACGAAAGCGGTAATTACGTCGAATGTGACAAATGCGGTGAATGGGTGCATATCGAGAATACCAGAGAGGCTATTCGTGATGGCTACGAAGTCACGATTTGCGATGAGTGCGCCTACAATTACTTCGAGGAATGCGACGATTGCGGAAGGCTTGTAGACAAGGAATCGTTGCACGATGCGACTGATTCTGACGGGAATCCCATGATAATCTGCGACGATTGCACGGAAAACTACACGCAATGCGACGATTGCGGGACGTTTGTTCCAGAGAATTGCGCCTACATCGCATACACGAACAGCGAAACTGGCGAGGTTACGAAGGTTTGCGGAAAATGCCTTGACTTCGGGTATCTGGAATGCGCCGAATGCGGGGAATACTTCAGCCGCAAGGAAATGCGGGAAGGCGGATACTGCAAGGCTTGTTTCGAGAATACGGGGTTGTTCGCTAATAGCGAAAAGGCTTGCTGATGGCAAGAAACGTGGAAAGTCAAGGCTTGCTTGTGAAATAATCACGGGCAAGTCTTGAAATTCCCAAGAATAATCACGAATCACGACACGACAAACGCAAAATAGGAGGTCGATATTATGTTTAAGCTCGAATATTTGGTGACGCTGACACAAAAAGGTTTGATGGCTCTTTTACGCAAGCATTTCAAGGGCAACGTAGCCGCATACAAGAAGAAAAAGTTTGTGCTGGTTAATGGAAATCTGCCCGTGATGTTGGTTGCCCATCTTGATACCGTTCATAAAGAGGCGGTGAAGGTTATCTGCGAATCCGCAGACGGAAATATCGTGATGTCTCCGCAGGGTATTGGAGGCGATGACAGGTGCGGGGTATATGCCCTGCTTTCCGTGTACGAATCCGCGAAAATCGGGAAAAAACCGTGGCTCTTGTTCACCTGTGACGAGGAGATTGGCGGTCATGGTGCTGAGGAATTTTGCGGTTGGTATGCACAGGGGAGGCTTCCGAAAGCACTGGACAAACTCAAAATGATTATTGAGATTGACCGCAAAGGCTCGAAAGATGCGGTGTATTACGACTGCGACAACAAAGACTTTGAGGATTATGTAACATCAAAGGGCTTTCGCACAGAATACGGGAGCTTCAGCGATATTTCCTTCATTGCTCCTGATATGGGAGTAGCCGCCGTCAATCTGTCAAGCGGATATTACTACGCCCATACTCAGCACGAATACATAAACAGGAAGCACTTATCCGCAACGATTGAGAAGGTTAAGGAAATGGTTGCGGATACTGCAAGCAAAGATTTTCCGAGGTATGAGTATATCGAAAAAGTGCACGTCTGGACGAAACTCAACGAGAATTACAAATCCCTATGGAATTATCCGCGAAAATCCTACGATTACTACGGAGGATATTATGGTGATGGTTGGGGAGGATATGATAGCACATTGACTGCTACGGAACAAGCAAGACTCGGCATGAGTTCTGACGAACTTCAGCCAGTACCGCCAAAATATCGTCAAATGTATGACGAACTTTGTGAGATTATGGAAATTGATGAACTGGAAGAATGGCGTAGACAGTACGGAGACGCTGTAATTCAGGAGCTTTACGATGAAGAAATCATGGGCTTGTATGATTGCGATGACAAAGAAAACTTGGAAACTCCGAACGAAACGGGAAAGGAGGACGAAGATACCGTCAAGAAATGAGGCGGAATGTCAGAGAATCCATGACGAAAGGGGGGTAATTACACAAGGAGACTGGCATGGGCGACGTGAAGTCGCCCTTTTGTTTTGGCAAAACGAAAGGACGTGAAAGAATGAAACCTGAAATCAGGAACGCTATACTAGCGATACCAACGAAATGTATGACCAAACCAAGCGTCAACACGGTAATGGTTGACGGCGCTGAATCTATCATTATTGATGGCGATTGGTCAATGTACGAAAAAGTGCGAGAGGCTTTGAATGGCTTTGACGTAGAGGGTGTGCGGGACATTCCCGTATATTTCGACGAGGAAATTTGGTTTTGTAGCGGGTGTAAAGAGTGGCATAGGCACGAGGATACGCCGATGGTTACGGTTCAGTATTACTGGCAATTCTGCGCCGACGCGATAGAAAAACTTGAAGATGTACGTAACATATATATTGAGTATCTGATAAACAATCCGAAATCCTGCAATCTTTTTGGTGAGGAGTTTCTGCGAAAACATGGATTCGTCAAAATGGAAACGCGATGGGTAAAAAAATAAGAGAGGAGCGATTGCAAATGGCGAAATGGAGATTTTATAGCTATGACGTATGGGGACGTGGCTATGATTCGTGGGTAAACGACGTTTATCGCACGGATTTGGTTTTGGATTTGCCTGACAATCCGGAAGCGTCAAAGGTTATCAAGGCTATTAAGCAGGAAGTCGGGGCTGATGTGGTTGTCGATAACGCTTGCTATTCGGAAGATGTGATATGGTTGCAACTTCCCGTGGAGTTTACGGACGAAAGCGGGGATTACCACGACGAGTTGGAATCCTTCGGGGAATTGAGAAAGGAGGCAGGATAATGAACACGCTAATCGGTGTGATTTGGTCACTGACGCTGATTGGTTTGGTCGTACACTTCGCAGGTATAGCAGGATAGGGAGGGAGAGCAATGGCTGAAAAGCAATATTCGAGAGTGCGACGCTATGGGAAACGGTGCTTCCGCTACAATTACGAGAACAGCACGCTCGAATGGATTGACAAAGGAAACGTCGTTGTTGATTTTATCGGGCTTTCCAGCACGCATTGGGAAGAATCCCCGCAAAGCTGGATTGAGGAATACTCCCGTCAGATTGACGAGGAGCTTCGCTGGTTAATGAGATAAGGGGGAATCACGATGCCGAAGATTTTGACAGAGAAGGATTACAGAGATGCACGAAAGGACGAGCGTGCAAGGGCGGCAGTAAAAGCCCTGTCGGATTATGTCAACGCAGGATACAAACCGCAGAATTTCTGCGCCCTGATGACACTGGAACACAGGACGCTCCAAGCATGGATGACGGATTTGTTTATCGACTGGCTCCGCCAGCTTGTAATAAACGACAGAGAGGGGATGACAGACGGAAGAAATCAGTGGGAAGCAAAAGCCGCAAAAGTTATGACGGAAGCATTGGATAACCAGTGAAGAAATGAAAGGTGGAATTACTATGGCAAACTCGAAAATCATGGACAAAATCGCGGCATTGTTGTCGAAAACGGTTGAAAACGGGGCTTCCGAACAGGAAGCAATCGCGGCGGCGAAGCTGGCACAACGCCTTATGGCAAAGTACCATGTAGAAGCCGTGGAATTGCGGGAGAAAACCGAGGATGTAGACAACGAGAGCGTTGACGTTACGCGAAACTGGCAGTTGTCCCTTGCGAAAGTCATTGCAGATAACACTTGTTGCCGTGTGGTACGGACGACTGGCAATCATCGCCGTGCTTCCGTCATGTTTTTCGGGCGGGATTCGGACAGGAAGAACGCCATAGGATTGTGGCGGATGTTCGCGAAGCTGATTGCGGAAGGGGTGCGCTCTGCAAGGCAGGCGGCAATGGCGAGGTACGGACATTCCCAGAAGGTAGAGGGTGCGTATGCAATCAGGTATATTCAGGCAATCAAAGAGGAAATGGGCGAACAGTGCAGGGCATTGGCACTGGTAGTTCCCGAAGATGTTGACAATGCGGTATCTGCAAAATTCCCGAAACTTTCCAAGAAGCATATTTCGTATAAGGTAAACACGGGAGCGTCCTACATGGCAAGTCAGATGGGATACCGTGATGGTAAGAGCGCCGCAAGTCGTAAACGGTTGGGATAAAGGAGAAGGAGTGGTTCAGATGTACGCTTTTGGAAACAGGAAAATCAAGGTGCAAGGCAAGTGGATAATCTACGAAGGGCACAGCTTCCTTCTGGTATGCGTAGTATCACGGCTTATGGCAAAGTATGACGAACAACATGACAGCCGCGACAGCCGAAGCCTTTTGAAATATTTGGGACAAACAGCGGAAACATACTTGGATTCGCTGGTGGAATATGACAAGCATTTTGAGGAGGCGACAGCATGATTACGAATGATGGGTTTAGAAAGTTTGACGATGCCGTTGATATTGTTTGCGGCGATTGCAATTATCGTTCAGAGGACACTTGCGAGACTTGTCCAGTCCGAAAAACTTGGGACGATATGAGACAAGAATTCGACGCACAAAAACGTAAGGAGGGATAACATAAATGGCAAAATATTGGGTAACAATGACTGACACATTCATGAGCGGATGGGGTCAGGCAGAAGGAAAGACAAACAAGTACGTCGTTGAATGTAACTCACGGAAAATGGCAAAGCAGATTTACGATGCCGCAAAGAAGCGAAGCGAAATGAAGTATGTGAATATCTGCCTGAATAAGCCGCATTACAATCCCAAAACGATTCTCACGTCATGGAAGAAAGCCTCGGAGCTTGGGGAATTGTGGACGGGAGGAATCGAGGATACGGAAGTATAGCCGCCTGAAAATCGGGCGGCTTTTTGATTGGACGAAAGGAGTAGATTCCATTGCAGTCACAGCCGCAGTCACAACCAACGATACCAGCACGCCGCCCTTCGCATAGAGGGGCGGTAAATCGGTCAAGAAAGCGTGATTATTACAAGGTGTACGTCCGAGAAGACGAGAAAGGAGGCTTGTATTACAAGCTATTGGAAGTGGTAAGGGCAGTCATGCCGCCGAAAGAGGAAGTACACATGAGGGAAACCAAGTATGGAGATAGGTGGTGGGAATATATAGACGTGTATGAGAGCAAAGCAGAATACAAGGAGAATGTCAGGATTATGAAGCGCGAAGGTGCGAAGGAGTTGAAGTGATATGGCAGTAACAGAGCGCGAGGCATGGAAGAACGCAATACTGGCGAAGTACAAACAAAAGAAATGGTACGATGTGCTACTCCTCATGGCTATGAATTACGGGGAGCATGGGAATATCGAGGATATGATTAAACAGCATTGCGAAAACGCTGACCCGGTTCAAGACTGGCAAGCGTTTATCTGATGAAGGAGGCATAGGTAATGGCAAGCAAACGCATCAAGGTAAACCATGTTTACTTCCGTCATGTAAAATCATGCGGGTGTTCCTACTACGGAAACCCGAAATACCAAGGTGAAATGGTGTTGCCTGATGGCACAACAATCTTAGGCAAAACCGCAACAAATAGCGGCTCCGCTTGGGGCTTCACGAATTACGAGTCATACATGAAAACAGAGCGCAAGGAAGTTGATGGGAAAATTTGGGAGCGAAAGGTCGATGTTCCCAAGCGTTTCGCATACTGCGAGTATCATTACACCGCAAGCGGGAACGTAATCTTTGATTATGTGACCGATGAAATAGACGAGAAAGGAGGAGAATGTTAAGCATGAAAATCTACAACGATTACTTTGAAGAACTTGAAGAAACGCATGGGATTACGCGCACGATTTTCTTTGCCGAGCGTTACTCTTATGCGGATTCGCCCGAAAGTACCAATAGTGCATTAGTAGTTTTCATCAATGCAGACACGAATATGAACGAGTATCGTGTTCAGTTTTTCCATTACGAAAGGAACGGGTTTATATCCGAAATCGTTATTGACAAGGTGGAAAAGTTTGAAAATCTTTATCGCGCTATACAGCGTTTCGAGCAAGTGAATAACGTAATCCACAATGTCCTTATGGAAAGGGAAGCAAAGAAAAGGAGGGAACAAGCATGACTTGTGATGACAAATTGGATTTGTGCAATCAAGCATACGACGCTATCAGAAAACTGGAAAAGGTATTTGCTGATGAAGCCCGTAGCGCGAAAGATGCGCGACGCGAAGAAAGCAAGATAGATTTGCGTAGGAAAGCAAGTGAAATCTGTCAAAAAATCCTGTTCCTTGACATGGGTATTTCAGTAGATGACGAGGAGGAATAACGCATGAAAAAGATGACATATCAGGAAATGAAAAAGCTCTTTCAGGAAAGCGAGAAAAATGGGAAACATATTGAGGGCGTGATTGTATTCACGCCTGATTCGTGGAATCAAGAATATTCACTGGAAGCCCGTAGCTACTACGTTTCCAGCAACAACAAAGCATATAAGCCGAATATGGGCGGCTACTCAATCTTCGGCACGTCGATTGATAAGTCGGATTGCAACGTCCGATTGGAACGCTATATGCGGGACGAAAAGGGCGGCAAGGACGGCTGGAAGGTAGACTACTGCTACCTTCTTGTCAAGAAGGTGAAGTCATGACGGTAACACGAGAACTGTTCAACATGATATTGCCTATGGCACAAGAGTATATCAAGCGATTGAAGCTGTTTTGGGAAAAACAAAACCGCTATCGGAAAGACAAGCTATACAGAGCCGCCGACGTTCTCACGGCGGCTTATGTTATTCATGGGGGTGATGAATATAGAGCACAGGATAAGGCAGTAGCATTGGCGCTTATTATGGACGAAGCAAAATTTGATTACAGTCAGACATTGAAGATTTTGGCAAAAGCGCCGACGTTTTAAGGGGGTATGGCTTATGTTGTTAATTATGATGACGATGTTTGCGTTGATGTTGTTATGGACAAGGTAAGGAGGGAAGCGACGATGTCAAAGAAAGGCAATCGTACCATTGAGGAAATGGAGGAAAAAAGAGCGACGTTACTACAATCTATCGCAGAAAAGCAAAAGGCTTTTGAAGATAGTATTGCGGCAGATATAGCCGAGGCTAACAAGTTGAAGAAAGAAGCAGAGGATTTGGCATACCAAGAACAATTAGACTTCATTGCCTTTCTCCGAAAAAATCGGGAAGTTGTACTGAAATTATTTAAGCATGGCAGGACATCATGCTCCGACGACGTGCCTGTGAATGGTTGGTATCCCGACAATCATGGTGATGTGCGGTGCAGATGTAATAAATGCGCTTTGATGGAGTTTATAGATGGTAAGGAGACTTTGCCAAAAGGTATGAAGATTGAATTTGATATTAGCTTTTACTATTCATGAGAAGGAGGAAATGACAATGGCAAAAGCAACAATGGAGCAAATGAAGGAAGAAGCAATCAGGCGTATGGGTTGGTGGAAACTCCACCCGAATGTGGTAAGGGATTTCAAGAAAGGAGTGTTAAATGTATCCGAACACATGGGAGCGTTGTATTGGCTTGAAGATGATGACAAGAAACTGGTCGATGATTGGGCAAAGAAAACGGGAAATCTGCCGTATCACTTAATTCGTAGCTACTTCGATGATATGGAATTGCTGACTATCCTGTTTGTTGAGCCAGACAAAAGCGAGTGGGCATTGAACAAGGATGATTCTGTGTACTTCACACAGTTTGCATACAGCATCAACAAGACCGAGCCAGCATTTTCAGAGTATGGAAGCGTAGGTTTGCGTCCTACTTTCGGCGGTGTGATTCGGAGATAAGAGAGGGGGTGATGCCAGTGAAAACAATTTATCGTTGTGAAATTTGCGGAGCAGAATATGGGAAAAAGGCTGAAGCAAGGAAGCACGAAGCCCATCATTTCGGACTATCGTTAGACCAGTACGAACGGTGGGGATACCTTACCCGCGACGTTGAAAGTATGGAGAGAGTTCTTAGCGATGGGCGGCACGGGCAAGCGTTGATTCGAGCGCACCAAGAAGCCAAGAGAACCTTAAAGCAATACGAGGAAGGTCGTGGCTTACATGGTAGGAAGCCGCTTACAGATTGCTTGAAGAAAGAGGGGGAAATGTAGTGACATACAAAGATGTAATCAAGGCATTTGATAATGTCTCAAATGAGCGAGCGTTAAGTGACGAGTATTTACGAGAGCATAAGTGTCAGACCAGAGAAGATGTTGAAATAGCCAGTGAGTTACGGTATGGCATTGTGTATCTACGCGATGATGCAGTAGAGCTTTTGATTGCACGCATTGAAGAACTGGAAAAACAGAAGGGAGCGATGTAAATGGATACGAAATGGGTAGTTGCTGACAATGGTGGACAGCTTGTGGTGAAATGCGAGAAGTGTGGCTATGTAGCTGATAGCCAAAAGATTCCGAAGGAATGCCCGAAATGCAAAGAGGAAAAGGAACGTCTGGAAAAGGAGGAGAAAGCACACATGAACGATGGAAAAATCGAAATCACACTGAAGAATGATGAAGTTACAGTTGGACTTGATGGGAAGATGCACTTGCTTGACACCACTATCGCATTGGGGTCTGCAATGGGCATAATGCTCAGAGGGCAAAGCGATAATGTGGTAAAAGAATTATTGGAAGTTTTTGTCGCGGCAATGGTCGATGAATATAAAGGCAAATAAGGAGTGATAAGGAATGGACAAAGTGCTATTGACGCAGGACGACGTAAAAGCGTTATTTGATTGGGCGAAAGAAAACAAACCATTGATACACACGATGCCGATGCCGTTGAAAGCTGTGGAGATAGCCTTTGTCTATTTCGATTTACGCATTAAAGGGATTCGAGAAGGAAGGTGGCTGACGCTTTACGCCCATAAGGGCTATCAAAAAATCTGCAAAGTAGTGTTCGAGATTAGGTATGACGGTATGCTTATCAAACGAAAGGGGGATACAGTATTAGCGAGGGATAGCTTTAACGATATTCTTACTTGTTATTGCGCTCTCATGGCGTACATGGTGTACGAGAAGCCAGAGTTAGTCAAAGCAGAGCCTCGGCAAGTCCAGCAAGAAACGAAAACCAAAAAACGTGATAAGGTTTACAGTAAAGACAGAGTGACATACATCTTGAAAAGGAGAGTGATACGACCTTCTTTGGGCGGTCATCATGCAAGCCCGAAAGGAATCTTCACAGTACGAGGACATTACCGTAGGTATAAGAGTGGAAAGGTGGTGTGGATTCAGGAGTTTAAGAAAGGCGAAGGAAAGAAAAAGGGAAAGACTTACAAAATGGAACAGGGGGTATGACAATGAAGAAACTTAGTGTGTGCCTATTTTGCAAAAGCAAGAATGTTGAAATCGTGAATAGCACTGACCCCGGCGAGTATGGGCAATTCTATGTTTATTGCAATGATTGTTGTGCAAGAGGGCCGCTTGGAGATACAAAAAAAGAAGCGACAGATAAGTGGATGAGGGTGATTGACAATGGAAAAAATTAGGCGATGTCATTGCGGAGCCGAAGCAAAACTATCACACTATACAACACGGGACGGGCAAGAAGTATATGATGTACGGTGTACGCAATGCAATACTCATGTTTCCATTCCGCCGTCTCTGGCGGAACGAGCTATTGCGGAGTGGAATAATGAAAGGGTTTACACACAGATAAGGCGGTGGAAGGAAGATAACTTCGTGGAAGGTAGTGAGGAGGGTCATGAATGGTTGACGAAGGAGGTATAAAATGAAGCGCAACGAACGTCATAGAAATCGCTATAGCGGTACTTGCAAATACTGTGGCGTAACAGTTCCAGCGAGGCGTGGGTTTTATGATTACGAATATACGGGAGAACGTGCGGAAGCACGCACGCATCATAAAAAATATAGATTTTTTTGCGTGTGTGAAAGGTGTGTCGGTAAGCATCCGCCGATGTGGATATAAGAGTGAAGCAACGAATTAAGTGGAAATTGGAGGGCTGACGATGGGAAAAGTTAAAATAGAGTATGGAGAACTCTCATCGTTGAAGGAGAAATTACAGTATCAAGACAGAGAGATTCAACGGTTGAGGGCGCGAAATGATAGGCTTGAAAGTGCCTTAACATTTGCGAAGGAGTTAATTCCGAAAGAAAAACTACCTGTTGGTGTCGGCGCTAATGTAAGTGGGTGGTTAATCAATCAAGGGCAAAATAGAACATGGAGGACTGATTGACGATGGACGACATAAAAGCGAAAATCGACGCGCTGAGCGAGTCGGAGGCGAAAGCCGCGCTGGAACAGTGCATTAAAACAATGTACGAAAACATACACTGTGGTGACTGTCGGCATTCTGAGATACTTCCGGATGGGACAATAGATAAGTGTACGACACCGTGGAATTGTGCAAATATGTTGCTTGACGATGCACTAAAGGAGGCACAACATGGACATAAAGGAACGGATTGACGAACTGAGCGAAGCAGAGGCTAAAGCCGCAAGAGCGCGGGCATTGGATTATGCCAAAAGGCATGATTGTCGAGTATATAACTATATGAACGGCTCAAATACATGGTATACGGAAGACGGAAAGGAGATTTCAGATGGATATAAAAACGCGAATTAACGAATTAACCGAGGCGGAGGCGAAAGCCGCGCTGTATTATTTGCTTGAAAATAACGCAGAAAACCTCGCTACACCGTTTGAAAACGAATTACAGTATGAGCGCGAAATAAATGTGCACATGAGCTACATTTTAGATGATGCACTAAAGGAGGCACAACATGGACATAAAGGAACGGATTGACGAACTGACAGAGGCGGAGGCAAAAGCCGCGTTGTGTGGTTTTATAAGTGCATATTGTTCGCGGTGTTGTGGTGTGAGCGACCATTGCCACATGGACACTGATATGCAGTGCGGATGCTTCAATACAGTTTTAGACGAGGCAATAAAGGAGGAAAAGGAGGTACGGAAATGATTTGTGATTGCCGTACTGACAAGGACTTTGATGTGATTCTTCATAATTTCGTCGAGGATACCCCGGTCGGGAAACTGAGGCGATATGTCCCCATCATAGTTTATAAAGGGGAAACGAAAGAGGACGCAATCAAACGCTTTGAGGATGAGTTTAGAAGGGAGACACAATAATGAACTACACGGATTTTCTGGAAGAAATCAGGCAGACGAAATCAGTAAACACGTTTAAGACTTATCAGCGTGCGCTTGGCTTCTTCCCAGAAGGGACACGCCAAGAAGCTATCAACGTAATTTCCAGTGGACTTGCAGATACTACAAAGCGATTGTATCTGCAAGTTTTTCGTTCTGCGCTTGAATGGTACGGCGTAAATGACCGTGACATTACGCGAGTTATCAAGGGCTATCGGGCAGAGGAAAAGGTAGAACCATGCCCTACCCCTGCAAACGTAGAGCTTTTGTGGAAAGGCTTGTCGAAGCCGAGGGACAAAGCGATATTCGCGCTAATGTGTTACAATGGATTGCGTGTAGGTGAGATTGCGTCCATCAAAATGCAGGACGTTTCCGACGATGCAATCCTAATTCGGCACACAAAAGGTAAGCAGGACGCTGTTATCCCCCTCGTTCACGGGAGAGTGCGTGATGCCTTGCAGTCTTATATCAAGGTGCGTCAGAAAACGGCAGGAAGTGGCCTCTCTGATGTCTTGTTTTTGACAGAGGGCGGGAAGCCTCTTGGGATTCGGGATATTCAGAGGTTCATTCAGAACGAGTGTACTATGAATGGTTTGGATTTCCATTGCCATTCTTTCAGACGGTTCTTTGCAAACACATTGAAGAAAGCGGGTGTGCCTATCGAGGATATTCAGCAATGCTTACGACATAAAACTATCACAACCACGATGAAGTATTTGAATTTCGGAGAAGGGACGGTGAAGAATACGCTTGCCGCTGTGTATGGATAAGGAGGTATGACACAAATGGATGACGTACTGGAATATCTGGAAATGAGCTATGTCGGAGCAAATGCACTCGATGATTTTGAGGCAATGGTGAAAATCGAGCGTGCTATTGCGGCGATAAAAGCTCCTGCGGATATGGAAATCTTTACAACAAAATTTAAGGAGTGGTATAATGAGCATGAAGTAACAGGCGGGTGATACCGCAAGGAGAGGTTTATCATGCTCGTCACCATGATAGTTTTATTCGTATTGCTTATGTTGCTTACTGAAAAACACTACTGAAAAAAGGAGGTATGTTCGTATCTAGTGAATTGATATATGCTAGTATCATGTGCCAACGATACTAGCTATTCGATACGCCCTTCGTCAGATAAAGAGCTATAAATAAAAACAAACCCACGAACCACCCTCGTTTGCAATTTGAGGATAGTTCGTGGATTTATTTTGTCTTTAATTCCTATCTATCAAGTAGGATAACTTGACAGCTTAAAGCTCCTGTAATAACGCAGAAAAAACCGTGAAGTATCCTCAAACTTCCAAAGAGGGTGCTTCACGGTCTTTTTTTATTTACGCATATAAACTTGTGCACGAGGTACTATTCGACGCTCCTTGACCCCTTTCTGCTAGTCTGGCACACAAGCAGGAAGAAAATCATATATGGGTTTTCATCTAGCGTCTGACTTTTTCCAGCCGACAATCTTTTCAGTACGGACTTCACCGTTGACGTGGCTCATGTCCTCGTCGTCGTGTTTCTGTACTGATTGCCGTGGATGAACTGCGGTATATTGCTTCTCTATACGGTACAATAATTCGTGGAGGTTCCCTTCCGTCAAAGCCCGTAGGGTTTGTAGCCTACGACTTACGGTAGGTTGCGATATATTCAGGGCTTTCGCTATCCTCTCTTGGGTATATCCCCTTGCAACCATACAGAAAATCCGCCAAAGCTCGTCGGATATGTTCTGTTTTAGCCACTTAATCGTTTCGATGAGCGTGCTTACACGCTCTTTTTCCAGTACAATATCCAGCGGGTCGCGTGGTAATTCAATATAATCCTGCGGGAGTGGCGCTTTGTCCTCTTTCCACCGTTCAAAATCGAGCCGTCTGAAAGTATCCTCGACAGTGACACGCCCACAGTTATAGTCATCTATGAACTCTGCCAACTTGTCTTTCATACGACCACTCCCATTTTCAGGACATTCATCTTTCCCGGAGATTTGCCAAAGGCATACACAGAGGAAACCTTGTCGCCAAAGTATTTACACCGCAGAACAATAGAGCCGTCTGACAAAACCCTTTCGCCTTTATCTTTCGCGCCACGTTCTTCCTTTTCCTCGATAAATCGAACGTCGTTTGAATATTTATGCAGGGTCTTGAATAATCTGGTCTTATTCGCGGTTTCAACTGTCATTGAGTACAGGCTTCCTTTGTCGTTAAAGTCAACCAGTAATGACAAAATCATACGCCCGTACTCCCCAATCCACCGCGATTCTCATTGCCAAGTCTCTGTACCGCCATAAGATTTACTTTTCCCATTGTCGGTACGATGCGGAACTGTGCAATTCTGTCGCCTTTCTTAATCTGACCACCTTCAAGGGAGTAGGCTGGGAACATCCACTCGTCATTATCTCCGCAGTAATCATGGTCAATGATACCCATACTGTTTGCCATGATAATTCCATAGCGTTTGAAGGTAGAGGAACGAGGCAGGACGTGTGCTTCGTAGCCTTGTGGCAATTCAATGGACACACCGAGAGGAATCAGGAAGAAACCGTTTTGCATGAACGTAATATCCACTCGGCTTTTCAGGTCAATCCAGTCGCCGTGCTGTTCGAGGCAACAAGCCTTGTCGTGGTACTTCACTTTGATAACAGGGTGGTCGCTCTTGCACAATTCCAGAGCGTCCTCGTTAATCCAAAAGCCATGATTGAGAGCGTATTGCCGCCGCCCATTTGACTCATCGTAATCTGTGACAATCCCACGGAATCCTTTCGGATAATCCGTGCCACCGCTTATAACCTCAACCGTATCACCTGTATTAAATGCTTTGCTCATTATGCGTTCTCTCCTTTCATGTTTCCATTGTCAACCACCCCGAAGTCTTTGGTAAACGGAAGCGTGGTTATCCAACTGCAAAAGACTTTCCATTCGGGAAGGCGATGATTACGCCGCTGATAGTACATAGTTTTCAACTGTGCGTAGTTTGTGGTAATTCCAGCCGTCAATTCCATCCCCTCCGGGAGATTGGATTTGAGTTTCAGAAAGTTTTCTTCGGTAGGATGAACCCTGTATGCGTCTGCAAGATTCTCCACAATCCTGACTACATCGGGAAGAACATAGGGATTTACCATGTTCTTTATGTCCATCTTTACCAACCTGTGCATCGTGCTTTGACTCATCTTGACGGTGTAATGGTAGGTATCGAACTCCTGCCACCAATATCGAGGGGCGGTTACATCGAAATCCACCGTAATCATGCGAAGGAATTTGTCATCGCCGTGGGCAATGGGGGAATTGCCAAGCCGCTTGCCTCGCAGATATAGCGGGTGAAATTCCCTCAACAATTCACCGATATTAGGGATTTCTGCCATGAGTGGATACCCTGCTCTCGCTAATGCGGTATCGACCCCATGTACTTGCTCGTTAAAAATCTTCATCGTTGTTCCTCCTTGCGTCTAGTCTGATATGTGGGACAAGGGGGTAACAAAATGTGACGCCCCTTGCCTCTCTGAATTGCATTGTTTTTTAAGATACTGCATAAGATGGCGTTTCCTCATCCTCGTCAAGCTCTCGAATAGAGTCAATCGCACGGAAAGGAATTTCGTTAAAGGTAATACCTTGAAGAATTGCTTTCGCTTCAAGCTCACAATGAGCAGTAATATATGCTGTCCCCGAAAACGCAATACGAAACGTCTTCTTAGGGCGTTCCTGCAAAACTTCATACTTATCCATCTTAATCCTCCTCGTATGCTTCCTCAACATCGTCAATATGGATACTCAAACAATCATCGTCATCCTTTGTTTCTAGGAGCTTCTCAATCGCGTCGTCCTGCGAAGGCGCTGTGACTGCCGTAATACCCTTGTAACTGTATGTAACCCAATATGTTTTCATACATCTTCCTCCCAATCTGCAATCAGAGTTGCCGCACATCGGAGCCGTTCTGCCTTGCGTTCCAGCTTTGCCGCCCTGCGGTTGAACTGTCCACGCAAAAGTCGAACGGCTTGATTTGGATTTGTGGATACTGCACAATCATTGCCGATACAAGTATCAACCTCGTCAGCCATAATGCGGGAGCGAAGCCCGCTAACATGAGAGAACTTGTAAATAGTGCCGTCAATCAAATCAGCCTCTCGCTTCATAAGGATAATCCTCTGCGTAGGCGTTGGATAATACATGGCAAAATATAGCGTTGCCATTACAATTCCTCCTTTAATATTTCTTCGTCAGTGCAATCAGTAAGGTTGTAGCTATACGGCATACAGTTGACCCTGCAAAAGAAGTCGTTGTCATGGAAATAGCACCCCTTACATTCTCTATAACCATGCTGGTCGCAGTATTTTTTTAGAGTAAATGCCGCCTTCAATGCGGCTTCATCAGTAATCCTTTCGCCTTTCATATTGCTACCCACTTGTGATTCTCATAGCAATACATCGACTGATTCTCCGACCCTCTGAACGGCGTATCAACAGAGTGCTTGGATTTTTCGTAGCGTCCGTCGATAATAAAATCAAAAGGGGTAAGGTCAATGTATCGTTTCTGTAATTCGTCAAGCGTATAGCCTGTGTAAAGCGTTGTGGTAAGGTGCTTTGACTTAGCCCACCAAGCCAAGTCAAGCACATCACCAATCTGCAATACAGGGTCACCACCTGAAAAGGTAATTCCGTCAATGAATCCGATATACGGTTCAATAATCTTCTTGATACCTTTCAAGCTGACGGATACTCCACCATTCTTGTCCCATGTTTGAGGGTTCTGACAGCCCTCGCAATGGTGTTCACAGCCTTGAAAGAAGATAACAAAGTTAATTCCTTTGCCGTCAAAGAGTGACGTTTCCCGAAACCCTGCTATTCTCAATGCAATCCGCCTCCCGCATGAGCATACCTTTCGCTCGATTCTGCAATCTTTCCGGGGTTAAACCGCTGTACTTCGGAAAGGTAGCCTGTGACAATCCGCACTGTTCTCACGTTCTTGCTTCCGCATTTCGGGCAAGTGTCCCCATAAGTACCTGTGTAGTGGCACTCGCGGCAGAAGGATTGCTCGAAGTTCAAGCCGCCATATACAGCGCCGCTTTCAGCCATGTACTGAATCAGCTTCAACATACCTTCGGGATTGAACTTGGGCGATGAAGGAGCCTCGACGTACATGATAGCTCCTGCGTTGCAGAGCAGATGATACGGAGCTTCAATGTCAATCTTTGTTTTCATATCGCACTCAAAGCCTACAGGCAAATGGAAAGAGTTTGTCAGATACTCTTTATCCGTCACGCCCTCGACGTAGCCAAACTCTTTGCGGATAGCTTTGAGAAGTGTGTAGCAAGCACTCTCCGCAGGAGTAGCGAATGTCGAGAAGTTTAGGCTGTAATCTTTCGTGGCTTTGTCGGTACGCTCACGAATACGCCCAACAATTTCAAGCCCAAGCTCCTGCGCTGTCTGTGACTGTCCGTGATGTTCGCCGCGAAGTACCATAAGAGTTTCCGCAAGCCCGATAAACCCTACCGAAAGCGTCCCGTTTTTCACCATCGGCTCAATCGTATCTTCTGAAGTCAAACCTTCATGCCCCATGTACCACTGACCAATAAAAGGAATGTCTTTAACTTTCAATTCCTTGATGATACCGTAGCGTTCACGAAGCTCTGCAATGGCATCGGATATTGCCATATCAAGGATTCGGAAGAACGTCACCACATTGTTTTCGCCAGTCTTTTCGGCTTTTCGATTCGCTTCCAGCGCAAGATATGGAAGATTGATTGTGTTAAAAGCAAGATTGCCACGGGCATCGGGCGAAGCATCGCCGTTGACGTTGGAACGGATAGCCGTTCTACATCCCATCGTTCCTGCTTCCCACTTATCGGGATATGCAGGGCTATCAACGAATACAAATCTAGGCTGGATACGCTTTCCGACGCACTCAATGGCAAGCTCCGTAAGGTCAAAGTTCGGGTCGCCCGGATTGAGGTTCACACCTTTTTGTACTCGATAGCAGAGGTTCGGGAAGATAGGATTCTCGCCGTCACCAAGTCCTGCGATGTAGGCTTTCAGCAGATTCTTGGAAATCATACGCGCTTCTTCGCCCGTATCCGTGCCGAAGTTGACAGACGAGAAGGTTACTTGTGCTCCACTCCTTGACCGCATCGTGTTCATGTTATACACAAACGCTTCCATTGCTTGAAACACAGCCTTGTCCGTGCGTTTCCATGCAAGTTTGTCAATATCTTCGTCAGAGGCATCAGCTTTGAACGCGCCTAACGTCTTAATAATCTGCCCCCACTGATAGTCAAACTCTTTCTTGACATACGGCACAAGGTCTGTGTCGAAGTGAAGGAAGCCTTGACCGCCAAACATATCGTTCTGACTGGATTGCAGGATAATCGCCGCCAAAGCTACTGCACTTCCAATCCGTTTCGGAGTACGGATACGTCCTACCCCGTTGTCAAAGCCATGTTCCAGCATTTTCCCAAGAGGATTGAAAAAACAGTTGAATGTAAGGGAACGATAACCCAAATCGTGCTGATAAATACGTCCCTTCTTGTGATTCTCTGCCATACGTTTCGGTTCATGCGCGAGGAAGTAAGTCTTGCTTGCGGCCTCTGCAATGCCATACATCTTGCTTGCCGCACTGTTTCCAGTGTTGGCATTGTCATGGTTCATTTCTGCAACCAGCTTACCAACCTTCCCCATGAGTTCGCTCTTACCTTCGCGAATATCCGTGCGATGTTGGCGATAGAGAATGTAAGCCTTTGCTACCGCAGGATTAGCTTTCATCAAGTGCCGTTCAACCTCGTCGTGAATCTCATCGACAGTTACAACATCTTTGTCAAAGGACAATCGGATTGACGGACACGGTTCGTCTACCTCATTTGCCGCCGCCGCTACTGCCTTTGCTACCTTTTGAGGATTGTAGTTCTCAATCCTGCCGTCTCGCTTTTCTACCTTCATTAGCATCACTCCTTAATATATTGCAAGAATCCAATCACACGGGCGGTCATCGTAACGAATCATACAGTTGTATTTTTCTTCTTCGTTACTCAATTTCAATGGACACCCAGCGCAATCGTTCTTGATATTCGACGCGCAAATATTACGCGCTTTAGACAGTGCTTGTATCAGTGCTGTCGCTTCCTTCTTCGTCATCGTCTGCCTCCTGTAAGTTACGCCTACGCGCTTTTGCTTCGTAGTATTCCTTCCCACTGTTGTCGTACTTCGCTTTCCTTTGGGCTTCTTTGCGCTGACGTTCAGCCATGTAATCGACAACGTGATAATCGGCATCTTTCTTGACAGCCGTATTCCTCATCTTTGCAAATTTAGCCAACTCATTGACCGCAAGCTCCTTCATGCTATCACCCCTTCCATCTTTCTTTTTTTGTAAACGGTTTGATAACCATTTCCATTCGCGGATTGTCTTTGTCAACGCCGAAGTCGATGTATCTGATAAGGGCATAGAAATCATCGTCGTAAACCCCTGCGTGTTCAAGCATATCTGCAAGGCTTTTGGAAAGATTGTTAGTGTCTCTCCGTCTCTTATCGCCCCACATAGTCAACACATTGACTACGACCTTCTGACCTTCCGTCTTTTTCCAGCCCTGTTCTTCGATAGCCTTTCGCGTAATCGCCTCGGCTTCTTCAAACCATTCCTTTGCCTTCTTTGTACGCACACGTTTCCCAAATTTGGTCGTGAAGTACATGGCATTAACACTCGGAGCAATGGGAACTGTCAAGCGTAATTCCACAGCATCTACCCCCTCTCCGCTTTTGAATGTCGAAACCTATCTGACACTTCAATTCGCGCCATCGCCTCATCAGCCGCCCGACAGGATAGCAAACATTGAACGCTTTATGGAACTCATCAGATACCGTAGTCCAGTTGATACAGCTTTGTTTGTGAAGCCTCGCAACAAGCCAAGCGTCTTTCTCGCTGTCCCACCTGACTTTCATGGCGTTTCTCATGGCAACGTCCTCGCATTGTCGCTGAATACGCTTGCGATTTTTTTAGCGGCTACCTCCGCATTGCGCCTGTTGGCAAACACATTGCCAAGAGCCAAGCGCGTTTCAAGCTCGGATTTCAGTTTGGGATTCATCTTGTCTTTGTGGTACACAATGTCTCCGATTTGTCCATTCGCTTCGACAGAATAAATATGGTCGCCATCAGCAAAGCCGTCATAGTACCTAGACAAAACAACGGATACGCCAATCTTTTCAGAGAACTTATCATCAGGATGGCAACGAGCTACAACCTTGCGATTGTTACTGTCCCGCAACGTGGTCTTGCGCGTAGTATCATTGACTGTAATGACAAGTGTATTATCAGTCTCCGTTTCGACATCCACTTCTTTGAGGTTATTGACATACACCCATTCTCCGTGCGTGCTGATTCGCTCAAACTTACCGCTTTGCTTGTCAAACATCTTGTTGAAGTACACATATCGTTTGTTGCTATTCTCGCCAGTCGGCGGAGCAACCTTGACAGTGCCAATGAAGATACCGCCATTATACTTTGCCTTTACCCATGTTCCAGCAGGGAACATCTGTCGTGTTTTACTCATTGCCATCGTATTTACCTCCCATAATCAGTTGTCTATCAGAGTAGTTATGGCTGATGTCAAACGTAGTTTTCATGTGAAAGTTGTCGGGTACGCTATCACGCTTGGCATCAATCGAAACTCCTGCTTCTGCCATTGCCAACCAGTACGCATACTGTTTGGTTTTCTGCATATCCTCTTTCCTGCTTCCCTTAAAAGCCGCCCGTGCTTTGTACTTGATGATGTTACCTTTCAGGAATCCGATAAACTCCTCGCGGGTCAGGAAGCGTTGCATTATCTCAATCGGTTGCATTGCCGCCCTCTGATAATGCGTAGCGTCCTTTGCCGTGCCGCCACGCAAATCTTTGGAACGGCGTTCCTTTGCATCTTGCTCGGCTTGGTGGTCAATCATTTCTTCCAGCTTCGTCGGCTTGGGCTTCGTGGCTTTATCATTAAGCACAAGATTGGACATCAGTATCACCTTGAAGATAGGCTTTTTATAGACAGCGGAACACACACGAACCTTCGCAAAAATCCCTTCGATATTCACGACAGTTCCATGCGTCTTTGCGTTGCCGTCGTAAAAATAAACATCATCGCCAACTTTGAAATTCATCTTTATCTCTCCTTTATTCGTGATTTTTCCAAGTCTTTCAAAAGATTCATAGCACATATTCTGGCGTAATCATCGGCACACGACTTGAACAAGCCATGAACTTCCTCTTTCATATCTTGTTTGTCTATGTCGTCCATGCGTGGTATCTGCTGTGCGATGTATTCACACACTGTTCTGGCTACACCTGTGCGGCGCGGAAGTGCGTATCGCAATGCAAAAGCAAGCACGTCACGCTCATTTTTTGGTATCGACACTGAACTACACCGCCCTTCGATTCCAGAGGTCGATTGCCTTATCCTCATCCTCTTTGCTTGGCACTTCGTACCACCTACTCTTTTCAAGGTTGATAGCCAATGTGCCGCCCCGTGCATGACATTTGTTGCAAATGACCTGAATGAAGTGTGTTCTTTTCCTTGTGCCATCTGCGTTGTATCCATTGAAACTACGCTCACGCACACTCAACTTTGCTGTACCGCCGCAAAACGGACAGCGTTTAATCTCCTTCACGTTTGTCACTCTCCTTTAGTGCCGTCTGTAACTTCATCAAATCCATGAGTGCTATGTTGTCGGCGTACTCATGGTAACGTATGATTGTTTCAACTTCTTTTTGCATCTGCTCTCGCTGTTGCTCATCCATCTGTGGAATACGACCAATGATATAGTCGCATACAAGACCGGGAGCATACGACAATCTGTTTGCCGCATAGCGCAAGGCAAAGATTGTAACGGTCAAATCTGTACGTTCAATCATTTAATCATCACCGTCCTCAATGTGAGACTAATCGGCAAGGAAACCCGCCGCACCGCCATAATTCTCCTGCCAGTATGGACAGAACTCATGGACGTTACACCAGTCACGGCACTTCCTATCAGGATAAGTCTTGGAGTTATCCCACCTGTCACGCTTGTTGCAAGTGGACAGACAGCTTGGAATGAAGTCCGGCACGCCAACGCCTTCACGCTCGTATTCCTCTAGCGCCCTCATAAGCGCATCGTACTTCATCACCATGTACTTGCGTACCCATTGCTTGCTGATGAAATTGATAGGAACGATATAGGCTGGCTGTGTCAGTCCATAACGCTTTGCAGTTGCATCAAGACCGCCACGGATAAACATATTGACCTTGATGTTCTTGACTTCAAGCCCCTGCTTCTCCATAAGATAGCGGTAGTAATTCAACTGTATCGCAATCTCTCGAATATCACGGACACCGCCATACTCAAAGACTTGTTCCCACTTTTCCTGCCCTTTGTTCTTGCCTCTCGTAATGATTTTCTTCGTCCATCGAGGGGTATACCCAAGAGCTTTCGCAATGCGGAAAGCTCCAAAGAATTTCCAGTCCCAAAGGGTTTTCGTCGTAGTGTCATAGGCATCGAACTGACCACTTGTAATGTCATCTTCAAGCCGTACCTCGGCAAGCCAGTTGTTAGGCTGTGCGTTTTCAAACGCTTGGTGGCTGTTTGTGCCAATCATCGAAGCGATTGTCCCCATCGGCTCAATGAAGTAATCCTTGACGATAGCAAGATAAGTAGGAAGTGTTGGCTGAATCAACTGCGTCACGCTCGGCTTCCCCTTCCACGGTCTTTGCTGTGCCGCCGCCTGTAATGCAGGACGCGCCATACAAGGATTCGGGCAATGGCTACATTTCTGCTCTGCATAATCATTCTTCCAATAAGCAAAGCCCATATCATTCGGGCATTTGAAACCTACTGCTGGCATCGTTACACTCCTTTCTGCTGTTTATACTGTCTCTGCAAACGAATAACACACTCATTGAGAAGATGTCGTTCCATAACCATTAAGCCATGTACGTCAAATTGTCCGCAGTAATTATCCCGAATCTTAGCAAGAACTCCTCCATCCGGGATAACGCCTGTCCTATCCCACACAGCATAGTCATCCAAGACACTATCGAAAGCGTTATCGCGAAGTTCATGAAATAAGTTACCGTATGACATTTAACTATCCTCCTCGCTTATAACCTCGTACTCTGACGGCTTGAACGCCCAAATACAATCGTCAGCCTCACACAGAATGAGAGCGCCATCAATAGTGTCTGACAAAATCTCTCGGATAATTATGCCCTTTGTGTCTTTGAGGTTTATCGGAAAATCAAAATCTCCTTGCGGCCTCTCAACTTTGATAACTACACGTTGCCCTCTCCTCACTTACGACACCACCTTTTTCTCGTCGTCAATAATTTCATATTCTTCTTCGGAAAAAGCCCACGGGTTATGGTCTGCGTCACACAAAATCATCGCCCCGCCAGTGCTGATAGAAGCAACGATTGTTCCTTGTGTATTCCGCAAGTCCGTCGAAAAAAACTTTACCCCTCGTGGGCGTTGGATTTTAATAACTACTCGTTGACCGTCCACTTATGACTCCTCCTGTTCTACCTTTTCTGTAATCCGCGACGTATTAGGGTCATACCGCAATGTAAATATCGTATTGCCGTTGCGTACTTCCCTTGCTTTCGTAATTTTTAGCATCGTATCGTACTTGGTTTTCTCCCTGTCGATAGGCGAAAGCTCCGAGTTTAATGCTGGTCGCCATATCAGGAAAATATAGTCGCCACTGTTTCCGATACCCCCTGCTCCTGCAAGGTCAGCTTGCGTCGGCTCATGGAACTTCCCATTTGCTTCTTTGCTTTGTGAGGATTTCCGAAGCTGACTCAACATAACAAGCGTAACGTCAAGGGATTTAGCGATAGCTTTCATTTGCTTCGCTGTGTTTTCCTGTTCCTCGACGCTCTGTGTGCGTTTGAGATACTGGAAATAATCAACGGCAACGATGTCGATGTCTACCCCACGCCCCTTAATAAGCCTTGTGTAATCCGCAATCTCGTCAAGAGACAATGTGTTCTCATCTACGATGTAGAGGTACTCTTTCAACTTGTCGATAATCATTTGGTAGGTATCCGTATGTTCCTTGATGTAGGTTTGCACCGTATATCTAGGAATCTGACAGACCTTCGCAATGATTATCTTCATCACATCTTCGACTGGCATTTCCAGAGAAAAGAACAAGCATTTCTTTTTGAGGATAATGCACCAGTACAAAAGCCATTCAATCAGATTATCGCTCTTACCAGAGAAGCTATACGCTCCCAAGATAACCACTGATTTCCGTGCAAATTGCACCGTCTCGTCGATGTGCTGAAAGCCTATCCCAAAGGTTTCCTCTACCTGTTTCCTTTCTAATGCCGTATAAGCCTTGTCAATCGTCTGAATGTGACTTAGCTTTTCCTCTGTCGTATCGTCCTGTACGCTCAAAAGCTCCTTGACGATTGATGTAGAGCGTTTCCAAAGGTTTGCGAGGTACTCTGCAATATCAGCTTTAACGACAGGATTAGCTACTGTCCTGCAAAACTCTATCGCATTACGTTCTTGAACCTCTGTATCGTCTACTTCGGCTATAACTTGCTTTGCACAATACAAGTCAAGATTCTCGTATGTGCAATCTTTGGCTATATCCTTGCCGCCCACCAACATATCGTTGAAATCTTTGTATCCTTCAGGGATAACCGCAACCTTTACGACCACCTTTGGAGCGTGCTTACGGAATAATTCTCGCGCCCGTAGAACGAACTTGGAGGCTTTTCCGTCTGCATCCGGGCATAACACTACCTTAGCGTTTTTAATCGGCGCTATGAGCCTCTTAATTGCTTCAATATGCTTTGCTGTGACGCTGATACCGCAATAGGCTACGCAACATAATCCTTGCTGTACCGCACTCATACAATCAAATGCACCCTCGCAAAGCATAAGCGTGTTAGTTTCCTTCAAATGCTTGATAGCTTGCGGTATCCCAAATAGGAACTCGCCTTTTACAAACAAACCATCGACGTTCTTGCTGTTCTTATACTTGGGTTTCTGCTCAAAGAACCGATACAAGAACCCTGCGATACGTTTGTACTGGTCGAACATCGGTATTGCGATTGCCGACTTCTTCTCTGTGTACCCAATGAAATAGTTATTGATTGTCTCGTCAGTCAAACCACGTTCATACAGGTAACCTTTGACTTTCTCTGTCTGTCTACGCATCTGCCTAGCCCATGATAAATTTCGGTCAGACAGTTGCTTGATACTGGTGTACTTGTCATCGACTTCGATAGTCAAATTGAAGTCATCTGCAAGCGTCTGTATCGCCATATCAAAAGAAACCTTATCCCTTTCCATGACGAACCGAATAATGTCGCCTGACGCACCGCAAGCGAAGCAGTAAAACCGATTACTGTCCGGGAATACAGCAAACGCACTCTCGTTGTGTCCTTCGTGAATCGGGCATGGGCATCGGTATGTCCCGTCAGAGTAAGCCTTTAGGTCTGGTATGTACTCAATAAGGCTTTTCCCACGCAGGGCATCTACGATATTCATACAGCCTCACCCTCGTTAACGCATGATTCACCACGTTTCTCGTAGAAGGAAATGAGCTTTCGTGCAATTTCCTCTTTGTGTTTCTCCGCTTCCTCTTTGGTACGGAAGCAATTACCTGTCATAAAATGCTCGTAGTCAAGATTGAATCCATCGAAGGTTTCAATGAACGTAGACAACTTCTGTCCACCGTCCTTGATTCGGACGTACCAATACTCGTCGCCATAATTCGGGAATGGCGCGTCTGGCAAAAGCGAGATTGCCAAGATGTCGCCACGCACAATCCCTGCAAGCTGTACCGTACAATCAGCGTTATTCTCATCGACAATCTTTCCATCGCGCTGAAACACAACGCTCTTTGCAATGACAAGTCCTGTATCAGCCATCTTCAGCGTATACGGCGCGTTGAACTTGATACCAAGAATCTTCAAAATGTCTTTGTACTTATTCATTTGTTGTCACTACCTTTCTTCCAAACCGGGCAATCTGCACACGATAGCTTGGAACATTCACCACAGAACTCGCCGTCTGGGGCGTTACCACAACCGTCTTCGTGGTATCCCCCAACTTCATCAAAGTATCCTTTTAGCGTGTCCTTACTCATAGCAAATTAAAACCTCCTTAATTTGCCTACCGAACTCAAAGCACTCATCTTTTGTGGTCATGTGAAGGTCTAGTTTATCTTCGTATCCAGCGCCAAACCTATCCATTACTATCCACTCTTGCCCGTCTACAATAACCACCGTACCGAATGGCAAATGGTCTGCGGCACAGGTCAGATAAGGTATTGCTACCTCTCCGCTTGCCGTAACTCCTTCATCATCACCACATTCGTCATAGTTTGATGTGTATGCGCTAATCTCCATGACTTGCGTGACACATTCAGCACTGGCTATCGCATGATAACCTACCAATAACCCTGCAAGAATCAACTCCTTAACTATAATCACCACTTCCTTTCGTGTGCCTAGTCCCTATTATGGGACATTTAGGCAATAAAAAAACTACACTACAAAGCGCAATGCGTAAGTCGATTCAAGAAGAATCGCCAATGCAACCACTTTTTCGATGGAAAGTAAATCCGTACCAAACAGGACATCCACCGAAAAAAGAATTGCACCGCAAACGCCAAGCAGGGTAGCTGTTGCCTTGATTACGTCCAAGACTGCCCACATCTTTTCGTTGTTCATGGTATTTCCTCCAATGCTTTAAGATAGTCATAGGTTTCAGTTTCGCGAACCTTCGTTTTCTTACTCTCGAAAGACCACCGTTTAGCTAACTGGAATAAATCAGTCATGCTTATGCTTGGGGAGAGAGCCGTCACACTCTCCAAGTATTCATGGATAAGGTCAAGATGTTCCTCTGACTGTCCGTCAAAGAATTTCTTGACTCTCCAATATTGTTGTGACGGCTTACCACCCGCAAACACATTCTCGCCGCGCTTGCTGAAAAACTCCTTTGCCAGCCACGCGCCTTTCTTACAGTTGCTCCAAGTCTTCGCCATTTGTACGCAATGCGGCTCTCATTTCGGTAATCGTATTCATCAAAGAATCATGCACGATTTCCAATTCTGGGCAATCATTGACATCGGCGATATTGCCAATTAGCACCAAGATTCCTTCAAGCCGCCTCTTACAAGCTGTAAGTCGTATCACATCAACTTCATGCAACGTCGTTCACCGCCAATCAGATAGGGACATCTTCTTCGTCATCGCTGAATCCATTGTTACTGTCGGCTTCGATACCGAACTCGCTAAAGCCGTCGCTACTGAACGTGACCAGCTTATCAACCACCATCTTGTTCAGATAGAGGGAGATACCATTGCTGTCGCGGCTCGTCCAGTACGCTTCGGGGCGGAAGGATACGCGAATTTCAGACCCGTTACCAATCTCTGTCTCATAGGGATTGATAGTCTTGTTCTGCTCAACGGAGAAGATAGGCAGAATCTTCTTGTGCGTGTTCCCAGAATCATCCGTGGTGGTTGCACCAGTCCAGAACTTGAACAGCGCCTTTTCCTTTTCCTCGCCGTCCACCTTGATGTTCCGAATCTCGTACCCACAGCGGTCATTGCCGGGACGCCAGTTCTTGCCCTGAAACTCCTCGGACTTCTTTGCGTCAGCAAGATACTTGTCGCAGAGTTTCTTCATCTTCGCCTCGGTTTCGTCATCGAAGTACATATTGACGACGAGCTTCTTCTTGCCCTCGTATTCGTCAATACGCTTTCCGACCTTTGCCCAAAGAGCGTAACCCTTCGGACTGACCAGAGACTTTGCCGACATAGACTTCTTGATTACCTTTGCCATTTACATGACCTCCTATAAAAAATATTATTATTTGTCCTGTACTTGACACCCCATGTTATAATATGAGAACAAGGGTGGTTTTCCAAGACCAGCGTACACATCTTAACCTAGTCTCCATAATGAGTCAAGCAAATTGAAGTATTTTTTTCAAAAAATTTTTTCAATCGTCGCGAAACCCACGAATATCAAGGGAAAGGAGAGAACAAAATGAATAGAGCGAAGGCTTTGCGAGAGTCATTCAACAGGACACTACGAGATGTTGAAGCCGATACTGGAATCTCCCGTTCAAGCCTACAAAGAATTGAGACAGAGATTGGTGAACCATCGTATTACGCCGTAGAGAGATTAGCAGACTACTATCACGTTACTATTGACTACTTAATGATGCACGAACTACCAGACAAAAATGAAGAACTTGACGAACAATCAAAGAAGGTGGTGGAAACAAGGCTAGAAATTCAACGTCTTATGTCGGAATTACCAGTGCGAATACAAGCAACAAGTAGAGTGACAAGGCTAACAAATGATGCGAGACTACCAAAGAAAAGAAGTAATGACCTTCAATTAACACGCAAGGGTATAAAACAAAAAACTCGGTTTCAAGTGAAAGAAAAAACATAACATAAAGTAATAAGTTAAGATGATAAAACCACCCGAATATAGTACGCCGCACAAAAATGATTATGGAGAGGCTCATACATAGAGCCTCTTTTCTATCAATGGGGGTCTGTCCGATGCGAAAAATAAAGAAGCAAAAAGACGGCACATATCGGCTGACAGTATCGCTTGGATATGACAGCACAGGGAAACAACTGAACGTAGGACGGACAGTTAATGTTACCAGTCAGCGTGCCGCACAAAGGGCATGGGAGCAATTTGCGATGGAAGTACATGGAGATACCACCGCAACCGAAGGACAACTCACGCTACGACAATTCTTTGATTACTACATTACGCATTACGCAAAGAAACACGTTACAATAAATACAATTCAATATGATAACTACTTATTTCGCCGCATAGATAAATACTTGGGACAGTACGCGCTTCAACGACTACGCCCATTTCATGTAATGGAATTTATTGAACACCTATCAAATACTAATGAAGAAAAGCTATCGCAAAATACGATTCAGAAGCACTATGCTTTCCTTCATGCCATGCTTGAAAAGGCAGTACAATGGCAGTTTATCAATGACAACCCTGCCGCCCACATTGACAAGCCAAAGAAAACCAAAGCACCTATGGAAATCCTAGACACGTCAGAGTGCCAAGCTATCATCGAGGCATTGAGTCAAGAAGATACCAAGCACCAAGCCTTAATTAACCTTACGATTTTCACAGGCATGAGGCGCGGAGAAATCTTTGGACTTCAATGGAAGCACGTTGACCTTAAAGCAAAGACCATTACCGTCGAGCAAGAGTGCCAATACAATGTCGGGATAGGTAATCATATCGTACCGCGCACAAAGGGCGGCGCTGGTCGTACAATCTCTATCCCTGACAGTGTATGTAAGCTCCTTGCCACATATCAAAAGGAAACACAGGAACGTAAAAAAATTCTCCGAACCCGTCACGAATGGAAAGGCGCGGAGAATATCAAGGACGATTATGTGTTTGGTTCTTTCGACGGGCGGCTTGGTCACGCAGACCAATTCAATGCTTGGCTTGACAGGTTCACAAAGAAGCATGGATTCAGACGGATTACCCCGCATACCTTTAGACACATGGTAGCCTCGTATCTACTTGCCGCAGGAATAGACCTACAAACCATTGCAGGAAAGCTAGGTCACGCCAACACAATGACAACCCAAGCTATATACAGTCACCTACTACAATCAAGCGAACACAAGACCGCCGACGTACTTCAAGATATGCTCATTAAAAAATGAATAAGCTCTTATTAGATTCAATCTCTTACAAATGTAACCAATCCTCACAAATGTTCGTAAAGGATAAGGGCTTCAAAACGCAGTCAAACCAACGGTTCGTAACAATCATATAGTCGTAACAAACACGCTTGTCATTCCTACGAACCAAAGGGTCGGGGGTTCGAGTCCCTCCCAGGTCACCATCAGTAAAATCAAGGCTTCGGGGGTAATTCCTCGAAGCCATTTTTGTTGCCTAAACGCCCCAAAAGCTCTTATGAAGCTCTTATGAGGCTCTTATGAAGTTCGTATCCACTTTCCGCTTACTGCCTGTTGAGACAGCCAAGCAACCACGGAATCATACACATAGTAAATGCGCTGTCCAAGACGAATATGAGGGGCGTTGCCGTATATCCTCATCTGTCTTAATGTCCAAAATGATAGCCCAAGACGCTTCGCACATTCCTTTTCAGTCAACATGACCTTATCCGTCTCGTTCTCTGGCATCGACAATCACCCCTTTCTCTATCATAAACTCATACTGCTTGCCCTGTTCAATCGTAATGCCACGTACCATACCTCTATCCCTGTGGCGGTACTTCTCCTTCTTCCATGCCGACGCAAAAACAAGACCGTCCTTATTGCCGTAGGGCGTTGAAAAGGTAATCCTAGCCATAGTATTACCCTTCTTGTCTTGAAATTCGTTGACAGACTTCGCTATGCCTGTCAGGATTTTCGGCATGGACTTAAAGGAAAACGATAACACTTCGATTTCACCAGCAATTTCGTCATAACCTTCCTCGGCACTTTCAAGCAACTGGACTTCATCGAGCTTTACTTGCCAACTATCAAGCTGACGCTGATATTTCTTGCGTGCTTTATCGTCAGTAGCGTTGTCCAGTCCTTCTTGATTCTCTCGAACCTTCTGCAAACACTGTTCACGACGACGCAAATAGCCCTGCGTGCTTTCAAGATTGGCTAACATCCACCCACGGGACTTGCCAAGATAGTCCAATGCCCCTGCTTTGATGAGGTTCATGGTTACCTTTTTGTTATTGGTAGCCACAATATCTTCCCAAACGTCCGTAAAGGCGGTTTTTAGGTTGTTTCCTATGCCGCTGATATAAGTCAACCCTACACGGATTTTGTCGCCGTCCTCGACTTCCCAGAGCGTATTACCACGCTTTGCATCGGGGGGCAATATCTCTATCCCAAGACGTTTACACTCGTCAAGGTATGGAAGTATATCGGCTTGCTTGTCCTTTGAGTTCATCAGAGCGCACATGAAATGTACGGGGTAATGAACCTTTAACCAAGCGGTAACGTAAGAGGTTAAACCGTATTCGACGCTGTGGGCGAGATTAAAAATATAGCGTCCTGCCGCCTTCAACTGCTCACCAACGGCTTCTGCCGCCTCTCTGGTATGCCCTCTTTTTACTGCGGCGGCAATAAAGTCCTTGACTGCGGCATCAACTTTAGTCAATTCCTTACGTCCAATGACTTTACGGAGAGCGTCTGCCTCGCCAAGATTATACCCTGCCATCTGCATTGCAATCAGCATAGCTTCCTCTTGGTAAACAATAACACCGTATGTCTTTTCCGTAACCTTCTGCATGACTTCACAAGGATACTGGATTTCAGCACCATGCTTACCGTCGATATACTGTTGAAGCATACCGCTGTCTATCGGGCCGGGTCTAAAAAGCGCAACGAGAGCCGCCACATCATCAAAGCAAGTCACACCAAGTTCCTTCGCTGTCCCGCGCATACCCCTAGATTCCATTTGGAACACGCCGTCAAGGTGTCCTTCGGAGTACAGCTTATAAACTTCGGCATCATCAAGAGGAATATTCTCAATGTCCACAGTTTCGCCTGTGGATTTTTTTACGCCCTCAATCGTATCACTGATAAGGTCAAGGGTATTCAGCCCAAGAATATCCTCTTTCAAAAGCCCAAACTCGCTTTCCAGCTTGTGCCAGTCATAGGCGGCGGCACGAATCCAAACGCGCTTACCAGTAGAAGTATCGGTGGAATAACACCCTTCCAATGGGCAGTAGTTCTCGATTTCGTCCGGCGTGATAAGGATTGCACTTGCATGAATACCGCGCTTTTCAAGCCGTCCATAGAAGTGTTTAGCTACATCAGCAAGGCGCTCACGTTCCTCTGTTGACAATACGCTATCAATAGCCAGCACATCGTCAATAGAAGCGTACACTTGCTTTGTAATCTCATCAATGACAGACGGTTCAATCTGCAAAGCCTGTCCTGCACGCTGTATCGCAGACTTTCCTATACCGCCCTTGTCCGGGTCGCCCAATCTGTTCAGCGTGAAAATCTTGGACACGTTGCCATACTTCTCTTTGAGGTAATCAATTACTTTACCGCGATGTCGCGTTGATACGTCGTCATCAATATCAGGTGGACTTACCCGATAAGGATTGACAAACCTAAAGAACTTCGTGCCAAACTTGATTGGGTCAATCTTGTGGAGTCCCATAAGATACGCTACAAGGCTACCACCAACAGAGCCACGCCCCCAACCAGTCATAATGTCATTGTCGTGACACCAATTCAGCATATCCCAAGTAATCAAAAGATAGTTGAGATAGCCTACTTGCTTTAGGGTCTTGATTTCAGCTTCAAAGCGTTCGCCGTATTCCTTGTACTTTCCCTTCGGAACTTTAGCTTTCCATGCCTTGCGGCAAATGTCGCGAATCTGCTTTTCATCATCGTCAGTCTCAAACTTCGGATAATGATTACCTTCCATTTTCAGCGACACATTGCATCGTTCAGCAATGGCATGAGTATTGGCAATACACTCATCCTTGACATCATCTGGAATCCACAACGTATCCCTGATTTCATCTTCACTCCATAAATAGTTCTCGTCATCATGGTAACCATTGCCACCACGAAGGCTCACCCATAGCTTGTGGTAAGGCAAATCCTCTTTCCTTGCGAAGTGAGCATCAGTAGTAACGACAAGTGGAACGTCATACTGCTTTGCTAAAGCGATAACTTTGGCATTGTACTCCTGCTGTTCCATGAGGTTCAATGGCTGAATCTCGGCATAGAATCTATCACCAAACAAATCCTTGAACCAACTAAACCAGCTTTCACCATCTGCCGTATTTACAATGGAAGCCATGCACGCCGACAGACAGATAAGACCTTCGTGATATTGAGATAACAAACCTCTATCAATCCGACCCTTATAGTAATAGTAATCCTCAGTATAGCTAATGGAATCCATCTTTTTGAGATTGTAATAGCCCTGTTCATTCATTGCCAGTAGGACAAGGTGGTGTGTCAAGGTTTTGTCCTTGACAGTATGGTTAGCGCAGAAATACGCTTCCATGCCATAGATAGGCTTGACACCTTGCTTCTCGCACTCCGCAGAGAAATCCAAAATACCACCCATTGTCCCGTGGTCAGTCAATGCTAATGCGGGATAGCCAAGCTCTTTCGCACGGCCTACCATTTCTGGAATCGTTTGGTAACCGTCAAAGCCAGTGCTATGCTCTGAATGTGTGTGCAGATTTACCATCCGCTGACACTCCTAACTTTCTTGTCAAGCTCCAAAAGCCTCGCACGGAGAGTTACTACTTGACGATGAATACTCTCGACAGTAGCCGCCTTGTCACCATCGCAAGTATATCCACTGTAAGAGAACTCTGCCCCTCGTTTCACGCAATCATGCAAGGCCACAGCTTCCAACCCTATGAGCGTTGTCAGATTTGCCAGCATCTTCTCGTTCTTCTTGTCGAGCTTCTTCGCTTCCATATTGAATCTCCTTTCTTTTCTTTTGTTTCTCTAGGTTTTGTACGGCTTTCGCGGCGCGAATCATTGTGTTTTTCCACACAACGTCAGGGTCAGCGTCGCATATTACATCGAACCAATCAGAGAAAATAAACTTCTTTATCCTGTCCATTTCCCCAAGATAATACCTTACAGACTCCTTGCATTTCTGACCACCTATCCTTATCTTCCAAACACACACAGCACACACAACGTAGTCGTGGACTGCTTGGATGACAATATGATTACACAGGTTCTTATATAAGAATTGAATACCCTCGTCAAAAACTTTCTTGTTCGTATTCACATCTCAAAACGCTCCTTTCATATTACTATTCGCTATCATGTGGACACTTCTTGGGAACACCGTAGCCAATGCGTTCCACGCTCCTATCATGTAGCCTTTATTTTTGAAATAACCGTATTCATAATCGCAATGATTACACCTGATACCGTGAAGCCCCTGTTCCTCGACAAGCTCCATTTCATTGCCGCAGACGGGGCAAGACTGTATCTCTATGTCACCGCAATATATCATCGTTATCACCGTTATTCATATAGAAAACATCGGCAAATTTAGCGGCGAGACAAATGACGGCGGCAAATATCACCATAGAGATTACCAGCCCAACTCCAACACCATCCATTACAATCACCCCTACTTATTATCTTTGAACCTCATAAGCTCAATACAGGTGGCTATCAGACCGCCAATGGCGAGTCCGATAACCATGCCAACTGTAAATTGCCAGCATACGACATTCATTTCCTTGCTCCTTTCTTTTTCGTCATCTTTTTCAATACGGCGTTCGCCTCTGCTCTTAAAGCTACGAGCTTGCACCCATCATGGTGATACGTCTGTCCACCACATGACGGACAGGCAGGGTAATATTCTTCTTCTGGTTCTTCGTCCCAATCGTAGTCAAGCTCACAATCGTAGCCATTCCACTCAATATCCTTAATGAATTGCTGGACGTGTAGAGCAAAGCGCCTAATCATTGTCGATTCATTACTCGCCGCTTTCGCTTGCATCTTCATAGTACCCCTTGTGACGGAAAATCCTATCCTTCTGTAAGGCTTCCGTGATGTCAAAGATGATTGCCTTTTCTTCCTCGATAACAGTGCCTTTGACCTTATAATAGTAGTTATCCAAGTCAAAGTCGCCAAGAGCCAAGACCTGTCGAATCAACTCACGATAGGTGAAACGCGCACCACTCATGCGGCGGAAGAATGTGATAGACTGCTCATCCCTGCCGTCAATCTTTTGCAGGGCAATCTTCTTCTCGTCTTTATTTACAAGGAACAGAACACGGTTACGCTCACCGAAATACTTGGCGACGTTCTTGTTAAATACCAGTCCGTCCTTGACAATAGCCACAGTCGGCACACCACGCGACGGAGCAACTTTCTTGAAACCTTCCAACATAAATAAAACCTCCTTAATAATTACGCCTTATCAGCGTTATTCAATTTAGTAACTTCGGAACGATAAACCACACACTGAACATCACAATCAACATCTGGATTATCGTTAGTAATCATAGTCCGTATCAACTTCTTCGCTTCTTCAACGGCGGCAGGAGGGATTTCAAAATCTCCCGCTTCAACTCCATTGTCAATAACCTCTGTTGCTTTTACATTAAAAGCAATGTCGATACACAACCTTGTCATTAAGAGTCCTCCTTTTGCATTGTTTTTGACATAATCTTTGCTGTCGCTTCGATACGCAGGGCATGGCAGGATTTTCATATATAATGCAAGGGTTTACATTCCCCCTACTTTGAACAACCCATAGCGCCCCTGTGAAATGCTCACTTTTTTATCTAACGAAGCTCATTGACGATTCTCGAATACGGAGTGAATCGTCTGCGGGTGTAATTCACATATTCCTGATGTGTAGCAGGAAACGATGTGATATCCACATTGACATCAAAACCTTGATACAGGTAGTCGCGCAATTTCCAAGTATGATTTAGCGGCACGCCCTTCTCGCTGTTCTTGTACTTCTTAACGACGATGACAGATTCACCACGCATAGGCTCTACCTTGAATCCAATGTACTTCATAATGTCACCCCCTTCGTCTCATATTTGAATATGCGTCTTACTGTGCCAGTGTAACCTAGTCCCAAATTTGAGTCAAGCAATTAGAGAAAAAAATAATGGGGGTACACAGAATAATCCATGTACCCCCACCAAAAATTACAAAAGACAACCAATAATAGTACCGACAGCCGTAGCTATCTGCCAACCAGTCACTTGCCTTCGCAAACTTCGCTCAACCTTTTCATGCTCCTTAATCGTCTTTTCGACTTCCTGTTTGGTATTTTGCAAGAATTGATTGGCTTTCTCTAAGTCTGTCGAGGCTTCGTTCAACTGCTGTTTGAGCAACATTGTTTCCCTCGATTGCTGTGCCAACTGCTCTTGTAGCTTCTTCACTTGCATCCTCGATTCGACTAGCTGATTCATAAGCTCTGTCGATTCCATCCCCGACAGCGATAGCTGTTCTTGTGCTATCATCAATGCTTCGTTCGAGTCGTTCAACTGTTGCTTCGCTTCTGTCAATGCCGTCTCGGACTCTGCCAAGTTGGTCATCAACCTGTTGAAATCCTGCACCGATATTGTCACGGTCTGGTCTGTGGTCTGCGAACAAAAACCACGCGACGGCAATGCCAAGCATGACAACAATAACAGCGACAAGCAGACGATTTTCACAGATACATTTTTCCACAAGTCACTCACTCCCCATAGATTACGTTAGCGTCAAAGTATTTACCACCAATCACAGCACTATCCGTGTACTGCCACATATACCCCTTCAGGTCATCAGTTTCATCCCACTGAGCATTCCAAATGGGGCAGTTCAGTTCGCGCCAATCAAGGTAATCCTCGAACCAACTGTAGCTTGCATACACGCCGACATCAAGAACACCCTTGAAAACGTCGATAAATGCCTTACACATTTCCGTCATTTCCTGCGGGTCAAAGGCAAAACCACGTTCAGCCTTATAGCCGTCTGCGTCCTCCATATCATAGAACAACGGAAGGTCAAGCTCTACCCCTGCATAATCAAGGGCAGACATACAGTTCTCAGCTTCGCGCTTTGCGTCCTCTACGGAAAGCCCATAACCATAGTGATAAGCTCCAACAAGAAGTCCAGCCTCCTTTGCACCCTGCACATTCGCCGCAAACATCTCGTCCCACTCATGCTGTCCATAGGAACAACGGACAATAGCAAACTTATACCCTGCCGCCGCAACCTTCTCCCAATCGACAACACCATTGTTTTCGCTGACATCAATACCCTTCATCATTACACATCACCCTTTAACCTTTCCCGCCCTAGTTGGCGCTTTACCATGCTCACTATTCAACTCACTATCAATGCTGTACTGCTTTGCCGCTTGATTGGCGATACCATAAATGGTAGCCGCCGCCGTAGCGAGGACAGTCACACCACTGAATCCAACGGACAACTCAAAATGAGTTCCGTAAAGACCATTGCTCCAATAGCCATAGATGAGAGAAAAAGCCAAGACAAATAAAAAGGGGAGCAGGACAACTCCTGCTCCGTACACCAACACCATATAATTGTCTTTCGACCATTCCCCGAAATCTACAACCCATTCTTTGAATCTACTCATTTAGCTATCACACTCCAAATCGCAACCAGCATAGCTATTGCCCAGCCGATAAAGCCAATGATTTCGCGCATACTAGCTTTGTTCTGTTCCAGCACAGCAATACGGTCATTGTGTTGCTTTAGGATGCAGTTGATTTCTTCAAGCTCTGATGCACGTTCACGAAGCATTGTTTCGACACGGGCGATACGCTCTGATAACTCGGACAACTTATCCATAAGTTTCATAACCTGTTCATCATTCACCTTACCACCCCCGTATCAAAATATCTACATCGCCCTCGACGGCGTTATTATTATTATCAGTAATTTTGATAACACACGACCCCGTATCTTTACTGATAACGTGAGCCGTCACACCGTCACCAATAGCAGTAGGAATCACAGCAGGGATATTATAGAACACTTCACCATATTCCACAGTGTTATCTCCTGCCGTTAAATGTTTGGAAATCGTTTTGCTTACTGTGCGCTTATCAACCGTCAACGTCGCGCTTGTAATCTTATTACGCACATGAAGCCGTACATCAATGTATCGGCACAGGCGTTCACAAGGAATATAATTTTCCCATGCAGTATAATGACCATCTTCGCCAGCAGTCCGTATCATGGCATATCCTTCGCCCTCAATACTGATACCAATGCCAACGGTCAATTCCTTCTCCAAGTCAATAGTTTTGTGCGTTGCTACACCTTCTGTATTAGGAATATGAACACGTCCAATAACTTCATTGAAGTCCACTTTCTCGTTGCTGATAACTATGTTACTAATACCTATATCAGCTATTTCCATAGTGACTTCATCAATCGGACGCATACGACCACTTGCACTGTATATTGGCACACTATCGTCATCAAGATAAGCCTCAAACAAGCCATCCGTATAATCAAAGGCATAATGGAGCATCAATGTATGAACGCTAAATGGAATCGTTGTATCTACCCATGTAGTATCGTCCTCATACGGATTATTATTAGGAGGAACACGCGCTGGTATGCTCCTACCATCAGGGGCTATAAGTACCTCTCCATCTTCCGATACATTCCTTAAATTAGAAGCTCCATTTATGTCAATAGCATAACCACTCATCCAAAGATACGGAAACTCATAACCGCCGTGAGCGCAAATACACCAGTCAAACTTTACCCACAATTCATCAAAATACTTCGCTTCATCCGGTAGCTTAAAGTATAGATGAGGGTAAGCGTCTGGGTTTTTCTGCGCGATAGCCGTACCAGTCTTGGATACAGCGCCATGTATTTCAAATAAATGCCTGTCACTCCAATACTGTTTATCAGAACTCGTACCCCACTCACCGTCAATAACGCCGGGGTTTTCATAACGCCACAGCTTATGCGGGGGCTTTACAAACTCTACTTCGCGGCTTATATCAAAATGATTTTGAATTATATTTTGAGTGCCTCCGTCTATAACCTCTCTACTTATATCGAAGTGTTCTTCAAACCTACGATGTATGGCAAAAGAGTTTACTGCTTCCTCATTATTAGAAACCATGACATTTGAGAATAGGTTATCGGAGTTAGGAGAATAGAAGCACGGACTCGTAAAGTAACCAACACCACGACTAACCCCATGATATGCTACTTGTTCCCCGTCTATCCACAATTTAATCTTCGTACTTTCTGCATTGGCTATAACGTACATACGATATGTTTGAATCGTATCTGGCACAATATCAATAGTCGTCAAAACTGATGTACCAATAACTATTTCTATCTTGTCCGACGCATCACTCTTTCGACGAACACCAATAGCGTTATCACTATTTGGACTTACGAAGCAAGAGAAATCCGTCGTCCCATGATGATACAAGTCAAACTGTACCCACATTTCATCAACAACTGGCATAGGTACACAATTCATTTTCTGTTGAGTTTGGTAAAATCCAACGCCAGTGCGTGACTTTGTATTGTCACTGACCGTCGAACCAGCAACTCTCAATATACCTGTCTGCACCATACCGCTAGTAGCAACACCATTGTTGATAAGCGTGATAGTATTATTGTCCAAATCCTCTACCATGCCTTCGGTAGACCACGCGAATTTATTTCTGCCATCCGAGGCAATTACCTCGTTGGTGTCTACCTCAAATGTATCAGCAATTATATTGCTTATTGTGACAGCGTTATGACCAGACACTCTAATAAGTTCAATATTCTCGCCTTCACAAACACTACCATTGAACACACAACATGGAGTAATGCTGTTATCAAGGAAACATTCAATTACGCCAGTTGACTTACTAGCAATCACATGGACTTTTACAGTATGGAAACCGATGTACTTATCCATACTATACTCAGCGGCAGAGTCAATACCATCTTCATACCGCGCTATTTGAACTCCTGCTTTGATTGGATTTTTTACAGCACAGAAATACGTTGTTGTTATACAATTAGAGTTTTCTGTGTAAAACTGGACATCAACCCACGGTTGATAGGATGACCTGTCGTCCCATGCGAACACATCAAACTTTACCCACATTTCCTTCGTATTCGCAGGACGTACATCCATATCAAGAAGTGGGATATACCGCATACCATTTAATATAAAATACGACATCCCAACGCAAGTTCTTGAAGTTGACCGACACAGCAAATTTACAGCATAACTCTCGTCAGTATAACCACGATTCTCATAATGAGTTAATGCATAATCACTACCAACAATACGACGTTTTATATCGTTGTGGTGTTCAAAGCCATACTGGACATCGCGTAATATATCAAAGTGATGGCTTTTCGTAAGCTCAATCAACTCTCGCATAATATCAAAATGTTCTTCAAACCTACGATGTATGACAAAAGAATTTACGGCTTCTTCGTTATTAGAAACTGTGACATTTGAGAATAAGTTATCAGCGTTAGAAGAATAGAAACATGGACTTGCAAAGTAACCAACGCCACGGTCAATTCCACGGTATGCTACTTGTTCCCCGTCTATCCATAACTTAATCCTTGCACTCTCTGCGTAAGCCATAACGTGCATACGATATGTCTGAATCGTATCTGGTACAATATCGACAGTTGTTAAAATCCATTTACCAATAATTACCTCTATCTTATCCGATGTTCCATCCTTTAGACGAATACCAAAGTTGCGACATGGTTCAGAACCAACTCCACTACCATTGGTTGCGTCACTATCTGGACTTATGAAGCAAGAGAAGTATGTTGTTCCATGATGATATAAGTCAAACTGCACCCACATTTCGTCAACGACTGGCATACTCACGCAATTAGCATCCTGTTGAGTTTGGTAAAATGCAACACCAGTATGCGATTTCGTAGCATCCACAACTGTTGAGCCAGCAACCGTGATTGTTTTTTCGCTTGCTACGCCACCAGTAAAAACACCATTGTCAATAAGTACGATAGGATTGTTATTCAAATCCTCTATTCTACCTTCACTAGACCAAGCAAATTCATTGTTACCGTCATAAGCAACTACGTCATCAGAGTCTATTGAAACTGCGTCAACAATCATATTACTAATAGTAACAAAGTAATTACCAAATACGCTGATAGTCTTAATAATTTCGCCTTCACAGACATCGCCATGAAACACACAGCACGGAGTGGCACTATTATCAAGGAAACACTCGATGACTCCATTTGTTTTGTCGGTAATTACATGAGCCTTTATAGTATGGAATCCAATATACTTATCCATATCATATTGCATAGAAGGAGTAGTACCGTCCTTATATCGCCATAACTCAACTCCTGCTCGAATAGAGCCTTTTACAGCACAGAGCAACACGGATGTTTTACAATAAGAATTTTCCGTATGAAAACTAATTTCGATAGACGGTTGACACAGTGTCCGTTCATCCCATGCAAACACATCAATCTTTACCCACATCTCGTTTGAATTAACATGGCATACATCTGCATCCCAACCGGGAAATTGCCACACATCATGCGTCATGCCAACGCCAGTCCTAGAAGTTGACCGACACAACATATTAACAGCATAGCTATAATCAGTATAGCCACGATTCTCATAATGAGCTAATGTGTAATCGCTACCAACAATACGACGTTTTATATCGCTATGTTGCTCAAAGCTCTGCTGAACATTGCGTAATATATCAAAGTGATGACTTTTCGTAAGCTCAATCAACTCTCGCATAATATCAAAATGTTCATCGACTTCATGTTTAGAGGATTTAATCTCACAACTTATATCTGCGTGATACTCTACATTATACACATCGAGTGCCAAATTCTCTCGCTTATCTGAAATAGCAATATTAGAAAACAAGTTGTCGTCAGTCTTAGAATAGAACAGGAATCCTTGGAATGAAGGTGTAACAAAGCCTGTTTGGTATTCAACAAACTGCTTTACATCATCTACCCAAACTTCTACCTTACCATCGTTAGCACCAGACACCAAATGAAGCAAATATGTCTGAATCTTATCTTCTTGAATATTCTTCGACAGTGACCAAGCACGGTCTTCTATTACGGGTATTAAGGTATTAACTGTATCCTTCTTTATACATACACCCGTAACACGCATCGTTTCTTTGTTACCAATCGAAGCCGCTTCTGCCCAAAAACGAGTTCCATGATGATACAAGTCAAACTGTACCCACATCTCGTCCATTTCTGGTAGATTAAGCCCTATCTTCCACTCTGGTTGATAAAATGCTGTACCTGTCCTTGATTTTGTAGGCGTTTCAACAACCACACCATTCGTCATATACGCATCTATTTCGCCTTTATTTGTATATGAATACAATCCTTTATTATATGGGACAACCTCATTTACACTAGGCTCAAATGTACTAATAATGACATTACTAAAAATTCCTCTATTATCATCGCTCTGAAAGTAAAAATTCTTTAAGACATTGCCATTACAAACATTACCTTTATAGCTGTAATACCGTACATCATCGCTATCCAAATATACCTCAAACAAGCCATTGGTTTTATTAGAGACATAATGTAGTTTAATACTATGAAAGCCCCAGATTTGAGGAGAATAATAAGTTACTCGGTTATCGTTTATATACATTTCTATCGTACTATTTGGCTTAATTACTATACCAGTCCTGTTCTCCCAATCAAAACAACGAATACAATAACTTTCAGTCGTATTGCCTGTACGCGAACTTTTCCCTGCATATATATCAAACTTTACCCACAACTCTTTTTCTTGCACGACTGGAAGCAAAGAAAAAGTTTGCGTAATATAAAAACCTACTCCTGTACGAGAGGCAAAATTACAACGCACATTCCTTCCGTACTGTGACAAATTCTCGGAAGCAGGGAACGCTTCTATAATGCCAGCATTTTCATATCGCCAATAACGAGCAGATGTCCGTTGTATATCAGCATGAAATTCAAATGCCCCAACTTGTGCATCTTCTAAAGCGTCTTTTGTACTTGCAATAACAATATTAGAAAATAAATTATTCTCGTCATCCGATTGTAAATATAGCCCCTCTAATGGTGGTATTATATTCGTAGGAGTATAACTCTTTTTCAACACACCATCTACATAATATTCGACAACATACCCATACACTCCACGCCTCCGATAACCAGAAGCAATATGAACAATATAAGTTTGAATCGTATTTGCTTTAACACAATCTACGTTAGAACTTGTACTTACATTGTTGTGAAATATAGCAATTATACTTGATGTATTTTGCGATAGACAAATCCCAGAAGTGCTATCAGGATTTACATAGCAACGAAATCTACTTGTTCCTGCCTTATGATAAAGGTCGAATTTAATCCATACCTCATCCATCATTGGTACGCCAAAACAACCAACACGTTGCGTCTGATAAAATGCCGTACCCGTCCTTGAATATTCGGTAGATTCAACAGTCGTACCAGCAACAGTCAATCCATCTGCCGTACCAAGATTGACATATCTATATGGTTTAGCCTCGTATGGTACAAGCTCATGTATATCAATATCATCGCTACCAATAATCAAATTACTTACAAGGACATACTTCCTATCGCACTGAATATAGAGCTTAGTAAATAGGTTGCCATTGTTTACATTGCCTTTATAAGTAAAGTACGGAGTATTGTTATCCAAAAACACTTCCATTAAACCATTCGTTGCATCTGATACAAGATGAATTTTGATAGAATGGAAGCCAAAAAATGTACGACTTTCATTTTTAATGGCAGTACCATTAACCCAAACATTAACACAATTTGAACCAACGTAACGATATGGGTTTATAGCAAGACCAGTCTGCCCGCTTGTTTCATCATAACAACGAATTACTGCACTCTTACTATCACTTGGATGATATAAATATGCGTCAAACTTTATCCAAACTTCTTTTGCCGACTCCAACTCTGGAATATTAAAGCACGGTATTCTCTGTGTCTGAAAGAACGCAACACCAGTACGCGACGCAAAGTTACAACGCGCTACTGTTTTATCAACAGAAAGCAACCGACCATCGCCGGGGTCTTCATAACGCCATGAACCAATAGAACGCTCCACAGCTTATCCCTCCACAACAATGCCTTTAATAGTCAATGCAACGTCAGTATATTGAGCAGGAGTCTCATCTTCCTCGCTTGCCACCTTAATCCAGAACACCTTATTCGTGTCGCCAATCTCGTCATTGATACTGATGGAGTCCTGCCAGCTTGCGTTGTTTTCAACATTGTCCTGCGTGTAACCATTATCCTCTGCAACCTTGAACTTATCAATCGAACCACCAGTAGTTTTATACGCAGTTCCATCCCAATACATGAAACAAATCGTCGTTGCTCCACTTGTCTTGTATCCAGTATCGCAACGTACAGCACACTTGACACACTTCGTTTCCGACTTTGCAGAATCAAGAATCACAGAAATGGGGTTCGTCATGGTATGTTCGGAACTAATCTCCGTACCGTCCTTCGCACCATTCGTTACAGAACCCATGTAAGCCTTCAAATAATTTGCCATATCGCATCTTCCTTTCTTTTATGGAATCAAAACTAGGGAACCATCTTCAATCTTACAAGCATCGTCGCAAGTAAGGTCACTCAAAAGATTTACCGTCGTAACGGTATTTCGTTCTTCGATAGAGGAAACCACTACCGAACACTCGGATACATCGCTTTCGCCAAAGCTGTTGACAGCCTTAATGGTATACGAGTACATTCCTGTTGTCGTAACTGGAATGAGTAAGCTACACCCACCATACACTTCTTTATACGTTGCGCCGCCTATCTTATAATACTCTGCTCTATCAGAGGGAAGCCATGACAGAACAACGTAATTACCAGAATATACAGCATTGAACTTCATTACATTGGTTGGTGCAAGGTCTAAATCCAGCTTCATCGAAACCTCATTAGACTGATTGCCGCCGAAATCCTCTGCCTTGATAGAGATGTTATTCGTCCCATCGACAGCAGGGGCATCTATGGAAGTGTTTGTAGTAGTAAAAAGTGAACCGTTTACAGCCACGATATACTGCTTAAAATCAAGCTCGGTACTCTTATCCCAAGTGATATGTAATTGACCGTCCTTGTAGTCCGCTACCAACCCAGAAACGTCATCGGGCGGATGGTCGATACCGTCAATTTCCATTTCACGGGAAATAACACCACTCGACATATCATCATTCGTGCTGACAGTACACACTTTGAACTGGACAACATCACCAATCATTACATTAGTCTTAAACGATGTGCCGCTGGTATTCAGCAAATGAACCCACTGTCCGTCGTTGGACTTCTTGTAAATGGCAAACTCCTTAACGTAATCGTATTGCGGTGGCGGTGTCCATGTTCCCTGTATTTCGTTATGAATCGTGCCGTTGCTATCTGTGTAGAAGAATTGCTTGAAAGCAAGGTTGATGACATTAGGAACAGAGCCAAGCGGCACGTCTTTCGTAGCATAGTTATACGCTCTAAGCGGAGCGCCAAGCGTATCATTATAAATCGTTGGATTGTATTGGCGACCAGTAATTTCAAAACCGCCCTCTGCATCCTCTCGAATCTCATTGATACGCAATGGAAAATCTGCAAAACATTTATAAGTGAGCTTCACCACGTCGCCCGGTTGTAAATGCAATGCTTGATAGCCAGTCTTGAATGACACATTGATAACGCACGACGCATTATAATCACGATAGAACCGCGCCAAGCGCAATGCTTGGTTCTGCGAAGTGACACCTTCAAGCTGTACGTCCTTCGTGATTATCTTGCCTCTCGTATGCTGGTCAGCGGAATCTTCCACGATTGCTTTAACCGCATCCCAATTATTCAACGGGTCAACAAAGCTAACCTCGTACCTATTCGGCACTTGCTCTAGCTCGATAGGAGCTATCTTCAAATCACTACAGTTTGTTTCGTCAAACGAATAGATGATTGGAGCTTCGCGCTCCATCTTCAACATGAGCTTGCCTTGCGTGATGACAATGTACGCGCCAAACGAAGCAAGAATATCGCTAACCCAATCCCAAGCATTACGTTGGGAATCAATGACGATATTCAATTCATAACGCTTTGCCCGTGAAATCACATCGTCAGACGCTTCAAACTCAATAACTTCATCGCAGTAGTCAGCCGCTTCCTTAAAAGAATCCTCGTCCAAGTCACTTGCATCGAGGAAGTTTCCAAGACCATATACGGGCGACAATAAGAAATCTCGCAAACACATTGCAGGATTCGTACTGTATTCAGTCTTACCAGTGCGTGTGTCATATACCTTCTTGCCAAAGACCTCACAAGAAATCGACGGGTTACCACTAAGCTCGTCAGCAACACAGCAGGTCATTTCTATCCATGCCATGTTCGGATACGCACCAACCTCTGTATAGTTACTTGGCAAAGCTCCATCATGGAACGTGTACTTTGTACCGCCAGTTACGGTTTCAGCGGTTGCCATTGCAGGGTTTTTATAGCATGAAACCGAAGAACTTTCTTCACGCCATACCCAAACAATCTGAGTATCAATACGGTTCGCATCATTGATTAACTCGCCCGGTTGAGCATCGTGTCCACGAAACCAAGCCCCACTACCACTCTTGATGAAATGGTATTCGTCAAGAGAATCTGGGTCATCGCTATGTGCAAGTTTCTCTCTCCATGCAGGAATATCATCCTTGACAGCCGCCATGCAATACATAGTTACGTTGTCACTACTCTTGAACGCAACAGCCTTGCCAGACGGAGCAATGATGTTGATACCTAAATACCCAGAATGACGAGAGCCATCGGGCGAAACCGACACACCTTTAACTAAGTGTTTGTCAAACACACGCTTTGCGTAGGCGATAGAAATGTCGCCGGGGTATTTACTTGTAGTCGCAATAGGAAAGCACTCCCACCCTTGATGTAGGCGGTTAATGTACGCTATTAAGGCAGAGATTGATGTTTGCCATTCCCAATACTCTACATCGTTCTCTGTCTCAAAGTCATTCTTATTGCAAAGGTGGATACTTTTTGTGCTCCCGTTACAATACAGGTTTAAGGTTTGTCCTTCCTTCCACACTCTCGCATCTGCGTACTTCGTATTCTGAATTGTAAATACTACGTTATTGTCAAACCCATTGCCGGGGACAAGTAAATCACTCGCAGTCAAACCTTGAATCCCTTTGATGCCGCCTTCACACAATACTATATGTTTATACAGAGTGTTGGCATCGGCATCGGTCATGTGGTATGTCTGGTTACCAGTAACTTGCCTTAACCCATACACCAGTGGTATCGAACCATTGGATGTCATCGTTTCTTGCGAACGACTGAAACGGGCTACCGTAGCTGAGCCGTTGTCTCTATTTTGGTTATCCTTATTTAACGCCGTCCATATTGTGCCAAACAATGACGCGCCCATAAGTCCTGCTTTGATTGCAGAGCCAGCAACACCACCGAAGAAAGCCGCGCCGATAACAAAACCAATAAGACTCCAAGTAGTCTTTCCTCTCTTACCGTCCTTACCCAAGATTTCACCCCCTTATCTGTATTGACTTTCAAACGGAATCGCTGGAAAGCCAGAAAATTTTTTCAGGTTATTATAGCGGTTCTTGCACGTCTCATAGGTTTTATCACAGCCGCGCTCCAATACCGCAGTCTTGCCAACAAGGTTGTCCTGTATGAAACCATAATTGACACGGATTATAGTATCGTCAGAACCAGTGATAAGCCTAGACTCACCAGAGATTGATACGAGTCCGTCCTTCCAGTAATTAGTGGCATAGCTCTTACCTACACGGAACGAGCCGTCAGTATGCACGGCAGTCACTTTAAGCGTTGTCCTGTCTTTGCTTTGACCGCATACGCAATCACCAAACGCGCTATTGCACGATAGTTGATATGAACGAGAAGGGGCTTGGATATTCGGGAAATAACTCTTAATCGTACAAGAGAACACTCCGTCCTCATAAGCAGGGTTATCAAGGTATCCACCAAACACATAAAACCCTTGATTGGTTTCTAGGCTATCGGGGTATGCTATGCGCGTAATTGCCGCCGCACACCCTCGAAAATCAAAGCCATTCATAATATAAGCAAGCCTATCTTCATCAACATCACCAATACTGATAGTGCATTGGTCTGTTACTTGGTCGATAGACTTTGAGATTTCTCCGCGCTCAAACGGGACGGCTATATAGGTTTGCCCGTTAAACTCAATATCCTCGTCGCAAGCGGCAAGGTAAATTGTTCCTGTTCGCAAAGCAATCTCATACAATTCGATGAAGAAGGTTTCTCCCTTATCCTTCATCTGTTGTAATGAAACTGGAATCGTCATAAGAATTATCCCCCACTTCCATAATGAGATTGTCTGTAATCCTCAATCCAATCGTACCCATCGTATTTATCGCTACTCTTAAATCGAACAAGGCTTTTGCCATCGCTATCTATGATAGTCAATGTGTCGATTGAATTGTGGTAATGGTAATAATGTTCCGCTACAAGGTCGCCGCTATTATTGCGCTCCCCTTCTATCATGCCGCCAACACTTAAAGCACCATAATACTTATCGAATAGCTCCTGCCATGATTTTTTAGCATCCTCAATGATAGTCATTGACTTCAAAGCACTACCGTAAAGGTGAACCTGACCGTCTGGATGAGAACCAATATACGGATAGTTATGAGCGTCAGAAGGATTTTCAGCAAACATATTGTAATAATCGTCGCCGCTGTTCATAAACAAATCAAAGTACAAACAGTTGTTTGTGCTGTCTGGATTAAGTTTGGACATAATCGGATACTCCGCAGGGACAACAGCAGTCAGATTCAATCTGCTTACATCAGTCAATGCAAAGCAATACAAAAACATCCCCAAGACATCTGTAGGTACTCCGCTATTCCTAAACGAGATTGATTTAAGAGAATTGCAACCACCAAACATGAGAACCGCTTGTTCCAGTTTTGGAAAGTCCAATGCTGGCAAGCGTTCAATCGCTGTTCCTGCAAACAAATAGTTCAAGTTTTTCGCATTTGGTATCGTAATACTTTTTACGCTTGCCAAACTATACGCCGCACGGAAAAGCTCACGAGGCATTTCATCAAGACCTATCGTAACGTCTGGCAACGACTTAATATTCCTAGCCCCACGGAACATACATTGTGCGTTCTGATTGAAAGGCATATTAAGCGAGGCGTTCAAACTCTCAATCTCGCAACCTTCAAACATACAATTAGTGTCAGTAGCTTTACTAAGGTCAAGCCCTTTGACAAGATTGACTTTAGACTTATAGAACATTCCACTGAACAACTCGCATTTCGTAGTGTCAAGCTCTGGAATCTCGTAGACATCCTGCGCTTCAAAAAATGCGTTAGTGCAGTCAGTGATATAGAAGTTCTGTAACTTTGCCAAGCCAGCATCCAAGTTATTTTTATAGCTTACCCCTTTAATCATGCACCCGTTTTCATACCAATCACGCAAACTCAAATCTTCCTTCACAACAATAGCTGGAATATTTGTGGTTGGCGCTTGGTAGTACGTCCCGTTATTCGGAGTTTTGATAACTTCCAAATCAAAGCTACTTTCAAACCCCATTATCTGCGTCATTGACCGCTTATCAGTAATCTCGATTGAGTCAGGAAAACGTACAAGATAATCCTTGCCGTCAAAGCGGAATGTAAACGGCATAGTCCCATGTAAATTAAACAATCTACAAAGCTCATCACGGTTTTCTTTTGTGCCAACAAGACGAACAGTAAATGTTTCTGTTGGCTCACTATAAGTTTCCTGCCTTGCATTTAATATCATAGACACGACATTAGTATTCCAATCAATCTTATGCTCAACCTTATCTTTCGGCGTAATGTCCAATATATCGCTAGGCAAGGCGCGACCTTCATACGGAGAAGTCTGATATGAACAAGCGAGTTTTATTTCTGCCTCATATCCGACAACCTTATTAAGCTCACGAATAGCTGATACAGAGATAGGCGCGGCAAAGAAACAATGTTCCTCTATGCCGTCGTAAACAAAGAGAAACTCTTTTTTCATACCATGCTGTTTGTTATAAAACGCTATCAGAGCGTCCATTTCTTCTTTCAATCCAGACACCGTAAAAGCAAATGATTTCTCGGCATGAATCCTACGCCGATTGATTTGCTTTGCCCCCGAAAAGAAGGAGGTAGTGTTATTGGTGAATTGATATGAAACCTTTACGTCCCTATGCGGAACAAAGCTGAACGTATCTATCTTAAATACCCCCTTACAAAGAACGGCATCCACCAATCACGGCGATACACCGTACTCATTGTTACTCCATATTTGACAGGGACTTGCATACCAAGCATCTTCCCATAAGCCAAGTACAACCCCAGATGAAAGTCATCATAGATATTGAAAAGAACCACATCACCAAACTTCAAATCATCGACATTCTTTGTCTTTGTAAAGTGACTATTGAGATACCGCGCCAAACGGAACGGGTCTTTCTTCTGCCAATCTGGTTCGACGGGAGAGCCATCTGTAAAGTCCTGCTTCCATCCATGCTCTCTATAAAAGAGACGACACAAACCAATACAATCACAACTCTCAAAAGTGTCACCGTTAAACTGATGTGGGATACCTACAAATCTGCTAATGTCCTCCATTATTTTTTCCTCCTTTGCTCTCTATGGAAGCCTTTATATTCAAAGACCTCTATACAAAACAAAGAAGGGTATTGGACTAGGCTTTGTTTCCAGTCCAACACCCACTTTGTTCCCTCACCTATAATACTTTTTTCAACTTTGTTTATTCACAATTTCCGAAACTTTTTATCGGAATCCTGCTCTACGCTGTTGTCCAAGAATTGCCTGTACTTGGCGAGGATTTTCCTGCATCGCCTTCAAGATGTCGGCAGACGAGGCTTTAGTATTCAGTACGACAATCTGGCCACTACCACCATTACTCATGCCTTGAATCACACTTGTCTGCTCCTGCATGAGTTGTTCCATACGAGCATTAGGATTCTTATTCGAGAGCGTTCCTGCTCTCTTGGTGGCTCGATTACTGAGCGTCGGAACATAAGGTGTAGGAGCAAGCGCCCCGCCGTCTGCATAGCCATTCAAAGCGTCGAGATTTTTAACCCCAAGCCGCTTTGTAGCTTCCGCAGTCATAACATACTCACCGTTAGACAGATACACGAACCTATCCTTATTGGCGAGATATGCCAAGATACTATCAGACGTTCCAGTACCAGCACCTTTAATCATGCCGCCGCCTTGTGCATAGCCGGGAATACGACCACCTTTCGCAAGACCACCACCAGTAGCTTTGCCTCCACCAAACCAACTGAACAAGGAGTTCCAAATATTGCCAGAGTTATTCACTTGGAATATCGCATTGATGGTATATCTTGCAAGGTCTTTCCACAAAGAATCCCATACATCTTCAAAGCTCTTACCTTCAACAATCAAGTCAGTAAACATCTGCGCTCCATAATTTCGGATATTCTGCAAGTCTTGTTTAGCGACCTTTTCCAAATCCCTTTGCATTTTATTAAGAGCAGTATCAGCATCATAGAATCCTTTTTCCAATCGCATTGTTGCGTTACTACCAAATTTTCCAATAGCCTCAAACAACTTAATATTTTGTTCAAGTTCTAGGTTTTGAAGTTTGATTGCGTAGGCAACATCATTACCAGCTTCTTCCTGCTGTTTAAGAACCGCAAGATTTTCTTGACCAGCTTGGATTTTCCCTTGCAATTCAGTCAATGTCTCTTGGTCTTTCGCAACAGAATCAACGTATTGATTGTACGCATAATCGCGCCAAGTTGTCTGCGCGGCAATCTGTCCTCTCAACATTTCCTGCTTCGCACGATTTGACTTAACATGATTCAAGTAGAAAGAATCATTGTCGTCTGGCAAGCTAGATTCAAAATTATCATACTTCATCTGATAACGCTCTATCTCAAACTTCGCCGCTTCTTCAATACTCATGTGGAGATACTTATTTGCCTTTAAGGTTTGTTCCTTCACTACCTTATGCTGTTCACGCAACGCATCGTGCAATTTAATTTCTTCATTGACGAGTTCGGCAAACACCCCATTATCGTTCTTATAGAGGCTTGCCAACTGTTTCTTTTCTTCAGGCACAAGGTCAGCCCACTTCGCTCCTTCTTGACCAAGAGCGACTTGCAAATCCGGGGCGTTCTTAATCGTATTCTCAATGCTCTTTTGTACGCCCTTATACATTGCTTCAAGTAGTTTCAAGCTATTCTGCTCTGCTGTGAGTTTGGCTTGCTCATTCAATTCTTCACGCGCCGCAAGTTCATAGGAATCACCAGTCAATGCACGTTCAAGCTCAATGTCTTTGGCTGTATCCTCATAGTCCTCTTTAGCTTTCTGTATCTGATACATAAGCCGTTCATAAGCACTACGACGGAAATCAAAGACACTCTTGCGTGCATTACTACCTTTCGAGCGAAGTCCAAGCCCTCTCGTTTTGCCAGTCAATGCGGCAATATCAATATACCCCTCAATGTCGCCTTCGTAGGCAGTTTCAATCGGGGTGTCATAATGTGCGCTCACTCCTGCCGAACCACCAGCAGAATAATAACCAGTACCGTTTTCATCAACTATATTGGCATGACCACTATGACCACTTTCATCAATACCAGTCAAAGCTATATCGCCGGGTTTCGGAGCGTAACCATCACCGTAAGGATGGAACGCCGCACCAGCATTTTCCGCCCAATTATTCGCATCAGCAGTTAAACCACGAACAATATCTTCGTCTGCTCCTGCATCAACTAACGCACGCTGAACAAACGTAGTACAAACAGCTTGGAACTCATCAGACAAATCCGAACCACCATAAGGAAGCCCAAGACGTTGACGAGCCGCCGCAATAACATCAGCACCAAAATCAGAACTACCGATATAATCAGTACCGTCATAGTTGTAAGCATCTTGTTGGGTTCTCATTGCCGCATAGACACCACTAGCATTACCACCAGTAAAGCTATTAAGAGCCGCACCCATATCGCCGCCAGCGTCAGAAATCTTCTGTGTCAATGCAAGTACCGCAGTCATAGCATTACCAATCGGAGTATAGACATCTTGTCCGAACCGTTTGCCCATTTCCTCGGTAACACCAAACGCGCCAATCCTTACACCGTCGTTAAAGTCCTGCGACAAGCCAGACTGGACATCAGCAAGACCACGGAGCAAAGGCTCGGTCAAGCTATTGTCCTTGGCGTATTGTGTTTGTGCCGCTTCATGAATAGCCGCCGCAAGTTCATCAGATTCGTAAGGCAAGCGAGACTTACCACCAGAACCACTACCACCGCTACCACGGCCTTTACCGCCTTCTTCATCATCTTTAGGCTCAATGATACCGCCGTCAGAAGGATTATTCTCCAAATCATTAAGTGTCTTAGCATTAAGTTTTTCCTCGATTGTTACAAGGTTACCATTGTATTGAGTAATAATGTCTCGATACTTTGCTATTTCATCTTCGACGTTCTCAATTTCTTTTTGCATTGCGTCAGGGTCACCATGCTCGCCAAGAGCCTCGTCCTTTGCAATCTTAATTAACTCATCTCCTACAGAATCAAAGAATCCTTTTTGCCCCATAGCTCTCGTAATAACATCAGGAACATTGATATTAGACAGGGCTTTTAAGCCAGTACCTAATCCTTCGATAGCACTATTACGCATTTTTGTTAGCCAATCCCATGCTTGACCATTGGCTTTAATAACTTCCATTTCAGCTTTCAAAGAATCCATACGCGCCTGAGCCGAATCGAGATACTCCTGAGTCTTTTCTTTTTCTTTCTCTATATTTTCTTTGTCTTCCTTCAATTTTTCCGTGTAATGTTCAGCTTCTTTTTCAGCTACCTCATTGATAGTATCAAGCTGAACATGACCAGTCTCATCGAACTGCACAGCTTCTTCTTTAAGAATACTAATCATGCTTTTCTTCATATCTTCGAGAAACTTCTGCTTCTTACTATATTCTTCCGTACCCTCAGTACATTCCTTCAAAGAATCTACACCACGATTATAGGCTTTAGCTAAACGAGTGACTAAATCAGCTTGACGCGCAACTTGTTCAAGCTGTTGCTCTGTTTTAGCAACACTCTCTCCCTGAGCTTCAGCAGTACGTTTAAGCTCATTCTCTGCATCGCCAATATAGGCTGACCATGTATAGATGATAGGAATAGCAATCGACAACAACGTAACAACCATGCCAATCTCGCCGCCGAACATAGCAAGTGCTCCGCTGACAAGTCCTGCCGTCCGACCCATCTTGCCCATAGCATTGCCCATAGCACCAATCGTTCCTGCGGCTTGTCCTGCGGCTTGTTCAGCCGAAGCAATAGCATTACCAGTCTTTGCCGCAGTATTCTCGCGCAAAGCGGCTGTTTCTGTTTTAACGGCGGCAGTATTCGCTGTGTGTGCGCCAGATTCAGCAATCTCGGCTTTCGTCTCATTTGCACTAGCCACCATAGCCTTAGCTTCTTCTACGGTGTAACCCATACGAGCCAACCGTGCTACCGCTAATGTTTCTATTTTCCTATCCCATGCGGATTTCACCATGCTTGCCGCAGTAGTTTCAGCAGTAGCCGACGCTAGTGTTGCAGTCTTTAGAGCCTTGGCGGTTTCAATCATTACACGAATCTGAGTGTAACCATATTTAACCGCACGGATAAACGCATAAATCTTTACTGCCCACGTTACCACAGCAAGTGAATTACCACCTAAACCCTTTGACAATTTCGACAAACCAACCACGACATTATCTAAGTGTGTGGCAAAGCCTTTCAAAGTATCAAGACCACCGATGTTAAATGCCAAGCCCTGCAAATCATCTTTAAGGGTATTTACCTTACGAGACAAGGTATCTAACTGTACCTTAATCTGTTCAGTTGTGAATCCTGCCGTACTAGCGTCATTGATTTCGGCAAGCATACGCAAAAGCTCATCACCATTTTTGAGTATTGCGGATACTTTAGAATACTGGAACTTACCACCTGACAGGGCAAGCAAGAGCTTTGAGGTATCTTTATCAGTAGATTTAAGAAGCATGGACACATCAAGGATAACATCTTCCAAATTCCTCATGCGCTCTACGCCGTCTGTGCCTACCTCTTTCAAAGAGATACCCCACTGTTTCAATGCTTTCTCTGCTTTCTCAGTCTGCATCGAAACCATCATTGATTTCAAAGACGTACCAATTTCATTACCAGTACGAGCAGTAGCACGAACACCAGTAGCAACAAGAGCATTAAAGAACTCGAAGGATACGCCCGCTTGATTTGCCGCAGTACCAGCTAACTGAATAGCATCTGCGATGTCTTGTGCAGAAGCCGCGCCTCTATGTGCTGTTTTCGTCCACACATCAAGGATACGGTTCGTATTAACAAGAAGCTCCTGCGTATTCTCGGTCTGTAGATTCCACTGAGACATAGCAGATTCAAGACCGCGAGTAGCATCGACAACTTCAAATGCGTCAGCTACAGCCATGCGCGTTGCCTGTGATACCATGAGATTCGTATTGACAACACCATTCTCTCCTTGACCGTACATACGACCAATCGAGCGAGTTGCTTCCATAACCTCATCAACCGTAGTACCATACTTTGAAGCAACGCCAAGAAGTTCCTCAGTCTCTTGACTTGCCCTCTGTACTTGCTGTCGAACAGTACCATATTGGTTATCTTCAAGACCTTCAATCATCGGGATAACCTGTTTAATACCAGCCATCTTTGTTTCGATATTCGACAAAGCGCCTTCAAATCGCATCGGTATCTCAAAGAGAGCCGCCAACATAGCACCCGAAGCAATCCATTCAAGATGACTACGCGCACGCATCATAAACCTATCATACGTTGTGCCAGTATCATTGATTTCATCTTGGTACTTCTGAAATTCTTTTGTAACTCGCGACAATTCAGCACGGGTTTTACTAAGCATACTCAAATATCGTGGTTGTGGGTCGCGCTGATACAATGCAAACAAAGTTTCTTGCTCGTGTTTTAAGCGACCAATCGCAGAAGAATAGGAATCCACAGCCTGACCTTGCCACGCCATAGCATTTCTCGCAACCATGTCTCTATTGAATTTCTCAATAGTATTATATTGGTCGCGACTAAAAGGCAAATTCCCGTTACCACCTTTATCATCGGGAGGTTCATTGTGAGGCGGATTGCCACCGCCCGGTGGATTACCACCACCACCGTTACCACCACCATACTTGGATTGTAACGCTTGCAATTTCTTTAAGGCTTCCTCGCCCTCTGCTTTAACTGCCTCATACTGCTCCTTACTAAGCTGTTTACCACGAACAATAAGTTTGTTCTGTCGTTCAATAATCTTTGCTACATCTGCTTCGGCAACTTTCAATTCACGGACAGCCGTAACAGATTTCATATACTCATCATAATTAGCCGCCATCTTTTGAGGCTTATACGATATTTCATTCTCATGGAAGAACTTTTCATAGTTCGCCGCTTTCCGTTGCATATCTTGGAATGCAACATACCTCATACCCTTGCCGCTTTCGATGGACTGAGCGTATTTATCATGCAACTTCTCATACTCGCTCAATCGCTTTTGTGCTTCTTTAACGGCTCTCGCATCCTGATTTTCTAGTTTCATCTTTTGGTTGATGACATTTTTAGTTGCGTCAGCTATACGTTTCATACCCGCTTCTTCTTCTTTACGGGCGGCTTCTTTTGCCCTCGAAGAATTTGCATCGAACGCTTCACGGTATCCCTCGTAACCAGTGTACCTAGCAGGACGGTTAATGCCATAGCTTGCAAGTTCCTTACGCAGTTCTTCTTCCTGCGCTCTCCGTTTATCATACGTTGCCCACGTCGTAGCTGTACCGTTATGTGGTGCACTATTGAGGTTGCGTTGCAAGGTCGCACCCAAATCTTCATACTTCTTTTTGAGACTGGCAACGTGCTTATCTTCGCGCAAGGCTTGGGCATGAAGTTTATCCATAACTGAAAGTTTCTTCCTTGTAGCTTTGGCTTCTTCATCGTCGGCTTTGGCATTATCCTCAGCCGCTTTTCTTCTTCCCCTAGATTTGGCCTCAGAAGATTTCTTTACGGCTTCTTCGCTTTCTTTAGCCGCTTTCTTTTCTGCCTCAGCTTCTTGTTCAGCCGCTTTAGCCCCTTCCTTAGCCGATTTCTTCTTAGCCTGAGACTTACCCCTCGAAGACTTTTTAGCGGCCTCCTCGCCCTCCTGAGCCGCACTCTTTTCAGCTTGGGCTTCTTCTTTAGCGGATTCTTTAGTTTCCTCAGCGGCTTTCTTCCTTGACTTGGTTTTCTTTTCGGTTGCTTCTTCGGTAGCCTTTACTTCTTCATTCGCACTCTCTTTAGAAGCAACCCCTAACGCTTCAAGGCCGCCCTTCATTTCTGCAATCTGCTTTACATCATCAATGAGGACTTCGCGCTTATTGTCATACCACATATCCGAACCCTTTGGCGGGTCATAATCAGACACATATCTTGCCCGTTCTTCGACAGTAAGAGGGCGTGCCTGACCTTCCTTACGATTATCATTCTTAAATTTATCTACCTTTGCGGCAAGCTCATCAATTTCTTTGCTACTCATTTTCTTAATGCGCTCTTGCAAATCTTTAACGCTTACATTAGCCGTCGCAGTCTTTTGACTAAAACTCTGCATATCATCAGCAAGTTTTTTAGTCCCATTGCCTTTACCAGTAGCATTAGCCGTCTTTTCAGTCACCTGTTCAGTAGCATTAGCAACTTGTTTCTGCGCTTTAACTTGCTTATTTGCAGAATCAATAGAATCCTGCGTGACCGTCTGTTGAGCTTGAATCTGCTCCTCTGCGGCTTTCTTATTAGCTTCCGCTTTTGCATTAGCCTCTTGGACGGCTTTCTTAGTGCTTTCAACTTCCTTATCATTAAGTCCTTCAATTACGCCACCTAACCGCTGTACTTCCTGTATCCTTCTTACTAAGGCATCCTTCATTGGAGGAGGTTCCCATTTAGGCGTTCCCGGAGGCGGTTGGAAGTCAGCAGTATTGCTCCAACTAAGCCGTTGCACTAGACTTGCACCAGCACCCTTTCTCTGATTAAGGAAATCGGTTGTTATCTTGTCATATTTTTCAAGCTGACTTTCACTAGAGCTATATATTTTTTTTCTTAAATTCTCTCTAGCCGCTCTTTCAGCCTCTTTACTTGTAACAGTTTTCTTATTAGCTTTGGCAACTTGCTCTTGTGCCTTGACTTGTGTATTAGCCGACTTCGTAGAAGCCTCGGCAACTTTTTCTTGTGCCTTAACTTGTTCATTAGCCGACTTCGTAGAAGCCTCAGTAGTCTTCTGTTGAGCTTGAATCTGCTCCTCTGCGGCTTTCCTTTCTGCTTCAGCTTTTGCTTCTGCCTCTTTCTTCTCTTGCTTCGCCGCCGCACGCCGTTCACGCTGAGTATCACGCTTTACCTTATTTTCGTCGTCTCTCATTTTCTTTTCGGCTTTAGCGATGTTTGCAAGCATCTGTATTTGCTCAGACTCGGAAGCGGCATCATATTTGTCACGCCCAATAATGTTATCAATTTGAGGCTTATATTTATCTTCAAGGTGTTTAATAGTATTTGTATAATTCTTTTCACCTATCTTATGACCGCTTGCTTTGGCAAGCAACTTTCGCCTCTCATCCTCAGATAATTCTTTAGGAGCTTTATCTTTACCCTTGCTTTGCTTGGTAATAGTTGCCTTATATTCGGCTTGCCACTTTTCAAGATTATTTAATATCTGATTAGCCCTAGCTTCTTTCTGCTTAATCTGCTCGGCAGATTTTTGAGCTTGCTCTTTATAATTTTCTATAACCCTACGAGCTTTCTCAATATTTTGCGTTTCTTCTTTTTGAGAACTTTGAACCTCTTTTATAGCTCTCGTTCTATCAGTTTCATGCGCTCCCCCTGCGTGCTGAGTACCATGAGCCGCCTTGATTTCGTGAAACGTCTGTTGCCATATTTTGTTCAATTCATCATTGGTAAGCTGTCTACCTTTCGACTGTGCGAATCGTTCAGCTATTCCAACATTTTCCCAAAACTGCCAATGATTCTTCCTAACAGATTCAGGAGCTTCGTTTGAATGTTGAATAGTTTTTATCCATGACGAATCCTTTGTCTGTTGTTGTGTCTGTACTTGCTCTTTCTGCTGAACTTGTGGTTGGACTGGCAACTTAGCAGAGTCATTGAACTGCGGCAAAGATTTAAGTTGACCGCCCATCTTATACAGATTCTCAGCTTCAAAAGCTAAATAATCAACACGGTCATCCTTTGTTAAATCTTTGTTTTTCATTATTTGAGCAAAGGAATCGTCACCCTGCGCTTTAAGATTCTGACTCATTTCTTTGGTAAGAGCATTAACACCCTTCGTGTCCAAGTTGCCAATAGCTTTTTTAAGATTCTCAAATGTCGCGGCTACTCTTTCAGTAGCCTTGCCAAGAGCTTGCATATTACTAATTGACTTGTCAATACCATTCAATGACATCGGCTTGCTTGCAAGGCGCTGTATATTTTCAAGCGACCCGCCCAATTTATAAATCTCTGCGACAGTTTTTGTTATATACTGCTCTCGAAATTCTTGTTCCTGTTTAGAACCCCTCGACGAGCTACCACCACTCCTATATCTTCTCATCATTTCTTGGACGGAAATTAACTTCTTTTCGCCACCATTGCGTTTATAATTATCAATCCATCCATCGACTTCTTGGGCAATCCTGTCAAATCCGCCCTTATCCAATCCATGCAAAAGTTTCTCTATGCCCTGATAATTCATCTTAACTTGTTCGATAGCCTTATTAAGATTCTTCATATCATCTGCAAGTCTGCCTATACCTGTACTACCGATATTCTTGATGTCATTACCAGTTTGCTTTGCTGTGTCACCAAGTCGCTTGTAAACCGCAATACTCTGTTTAACAGACTCGACATCAATCCCTGTTTTAATAGATTTGCCAAATTCTTCCTTCAAATTTTTAGAAGCGTCTGTTAAGCCACGGATTCTTTCTTCTGCCTTAGTAACGTCGCTTGTGTCAATGCTTACCTTGTATGATAAGGTTTCAATGTTATTGTTGTCCTCTGCCATACTATCACTCCTTTACGAACCGAGAAGCGCATTGATAGCGTCATCACCTTCCAACGTCTTATGCCCTCCATCAAGCTCTCGCTTCATTTCTTCTGCGTTTTCAGCCAATCCTTCGAGTAGCCCTTCCATCTGGTTAATACGCAAGTCACCAATATCACGCATGGTCATACTTGTGTTTTGTACCAAAGAAGCAAAGAGCCTATTCCATGATGTCTGTTCCTTTACATCGGTTTTTTTTTGAATTGCGACAGCCCAAGAAATTTCAAAATGATTTCACGCGCAATCACAAGGTCAAGCCATTCCTCGACTTGTTCCCTTGTCTCGCGGTTATCCAGCGCCAACAGCACAATTTCCATAAGGTCATCATGGAAACCATTGTCATAGTTGATGTTTCCTTCGCTGTCTATATCTACATTGCCGTCCTCGTTGATAACGGGGGCAAGCATATATTCTCCAAAGTAATCAGGGTTATATTTTTCAGTGAACGATGTCACTGTCTGCAAATCTTTGAACCGCACCGAATAAACTTTGTGCTTCTTGTTGTACCTATCCGTGACCGTTTCATACATAGCAATCGTATTGACAGAATCGCTCTTATCCACCTGTACTTCCTCCTTCATTTTGGTTCTTAACTAAACATAAGAACCAAAAACCTTCATTCGTGGTTCTTAATAGCAAAAAAACGGGGACAGGCGTTAGCCCATCCCCGCCCTTTCAAAAACTAAGGCGCATACCCCCGAAAGGATACGCGCCGTCCAAAACCCATAGGGGTTTTCCTAAGCGTGATTGTTAGTCGAGCTTCGTAATCGTGATGACCGCGAAATCGTCATGCCCATCGCCGGGGTCAAGAATGTTGACCGTCAACTGCGGGACAGAAGCCTTGTCGCGTGCCGTCTCGATGGTGAACTTACCGTCGCAACGAGTACGGCGTGCGTAAATGTCAATCTGGTAGTGGTTGCCAGCACTGTCCTCAGTCTTGAACATCCAGTTGAAGGAAGCAACCTCCGGCATCGCGTTCTTCAGCATCGAAGCCGAAACCGTATTGGTGCTGTCAGCCTTGAACCACACAACGTACTCGCCGTTCTGCATCGTCACGTCAGCGCCAATCGTAATCGCACCAGTCGCGTCAATCGACACAGCATCGTCAGTCGCCGTAGCGGAAACCTTAACCTTCTGTCCATCCGGGGCAATCATCGAGATAACCTCAACACCCGCAAGCGTAAGGTCGGACAGCTTCGTAGAATCCTTCGTGACGAGTACGCGATAGGTACGCTTGTTGCCCGTGGTGGTGACCTCGGTATCCTGCGCGATGTTCAACTGCGAGAGCGAGAACTCAGCGCCCTCAATCTGAATCGAACCCTCTTTCTTGGAAATGTAGGTATAGAGGGGGAACAGACCGTCGCCGCCATACACGTCCTCAGTGGTTGCCGTTACATCCATCTTCATGCTCTGACCAGTCGTGACTTCGAGAACCTTACCCGAAACCGTCTCCAAAACGCCAGCGCCGATACCGTGGAGCAGAAGCCCCTTGTTTACGATGTTATCCATTACACATCATCCTTTCATTAAGTGAATATTAGTGGTGTGAACTCTAGTCTATATTTATAGACATTTCTTATCCCGCTTGAATACTGTCCCTCTGAACGAATCCTCTCATCGACATTCTCATGGACAAGTTCAACAATACGTTTACGAATATGCTTCACAGCATCTCTTGTTGTACTATAAATGTCGATACGAAGTAGTCCATTGTTCATGTAATCATTACGGGTTATGTTAGCCTCGGAGAAATAAAACGCTACAAACGGAAGATTGTCAGCATCATATTCTTCGGGGACAACATCTTCTTGACGGAGCTTTAAGGCGTAAGACCCTTCATCATCTAGGTCAATGCCAAGTAGCTCAACCAATTCACGGTCATTAGAGAAAATATCCCATAATGTATCGCTGTAATCAAAGCTATTCATTTATTCATCACCCCTCTAAAGAACTCAGCCATACACGCCGCAAGGTCGGCTCTGAACTGTTGCTTATGCACAGTGTCTCTACGAGGAACTATATCCTTTATGATATGGTGTGGTTCAACAGGGGTAACAGCATAAGGTGGATTTAAGCGTTCTGCGTTAAGTCCGTACTCCCAATCTTTACTATACCCAAGACCAGAACCTTGTTGCTCCTCACCGTCAAGGTCGAAATACTTTCCTTTTGGTCGTGTACGAATTTCAGTACCTCCGGGGTTATAAAGTGCTTTGTCCTTTTTGCTTACAGGCGATTGACCGCGAGCCTTATTATATTTTTCGCTTTTCTTGTACTTTTCGAGAAGGGGGTTTGATTTGTCCATTAGCGAACCAGAACCATATTCCAATGTCCACATCTTCATACCCTGTGCACGATACTCGCCTTCTACGCGGTCTGGTGTGTTTTGGGTAATGTGGAAATTGATTGAAGCGTTGCCGTCTACGTTATACTTACCCCACTCGCGTCGCACATCTGCCATTTCTTTTGTCGCAAGTTGCCTCAATACAGAAGCAATCTTCGCTTTCATTTCCTTGTATCCTCACTGACCTGAACTTCAAACAGATTGATATACTTTGCAGAGTCAATGTTGTCGATTTGGTAGTTCCTACCTTGTAACACAATACGGTCAAGAATCTTCACAGGCGTATCATCCTGCATAATAATCTTCTTAATCGTCTTGGGAAGTAACCCTGCATCGTACATCTTCATGCCAGCACTTATGTCTTGGAAAAAGACAGGAATCTTACTGGCAACGGTTTCTGTTTTCGTTCCAACTTTCTTGTGGTTCTGAAACACATCTACAATGCGTTCAATCTCAACATCCGCATTTACACGCTTTCCTTGAAACTGTACGCAGTCTGCCGAGTATTGCATTGCGATGATTAACATTCGTTCGCCACTGGATACACGAACAACGACATCGCCGCTTCTGATTTCCGTACTTAAATATGTGACGATAATCTTGTGGTCAGCAATGACTGTGGCACGTTCCGTCTTGCCACGGCGAAGAACTAATCCTTTTTCAACCTTATCTCGAAAGGCTATATCTTCAATCCTGTCATTGTAAAAGCCCAATACATTCATCGCACACTCACGCCCCTAAGAATCGCTTTGACTTCCGAGGAAAAGATACCCTCGTTGCCAAGCGTAACCTTAATATCGTAGTCATCACGCGACTTCCACCGCAGTACGCCGCCCATCTGCTGAATGTTACCAGCAAGGATGCCGCACGCCCTCTTAATCGGTTCGGGCGGCACAACGTAACCACTTGTATATGTCACGATAAGACTCTTTGGCATAGAACGGAACATCAACTGTCGCGGCATGACAAATGTGAAGTAGTGAGATTCATCATCGTCAAAATCGAGACAATGAGTATCAAGCTCTACTCTCTCCAATCCAAACGGAGATTGCAGATTTGCTTTGACGGAAATTACTTCAATGCGCGGAAAATGCTCCAACTTTCCTCTGTTTTCTTGTGTCGTGCGTTTGTAATTCAGTTCTACCTTTTCAATGTGCTTTTGCGGCTCAAAGGAACATCCCTTATATGCGTCTATCAATACGCTTGCCGCCTCAACATGGTCTAAGGTAACACCCATAAACAAACCGCAGTATTCGGGGATTTCTTCTTCGGTTAGGTAATTCATTTGATAAACCCACCCTCCCGCAGTTTCGACACAATTTCTTTAGAGGCTACCGTAACTTTCCCATCTATGACAGGAATAACGACACCCCCACTCAGAAGAAAGCTGTTGTACTTCTTGAACGCAGGAGCAACATCATACGAATTATCCGTAGACTTCTGCTCCTTTGGAGTTTCCTTCTCGACTACAGCGTTCTCGACAGCGACTTCATCAGTCTGCTTCACAACTTCTTTCGGTTTCTTCGGCACTATTCTCACCCTCTTACTCAAATAAAATAGCCGCCAACCAATCGGTCAGCGGCTCTAACCCTTAAAGCAGAAAACGCTTTCGCGTCCTCCGAAACTCCTTCTACACATGGTAGATGAGCTATTGTCTTGGCAGGGGCAGAAGGAATCGAACCCACGTTTATAGTTTTGGAGACTACTGTTCTTCCATTGAACTATACCCCTGTATTAACGGTTATTACACCGTCTTCGTGAGAATGAAGTGTGCTCCCGTCTGCGCTCCATGCACGATATAGTTGGCGAAGTCGAGAACGAACTTATCCGTAAGCAGGCGCTCGTTAGCAAGCGGCATTTCGGGGTTCGCAATCTCAAAGACCTTCGGGCCATCGTTGAACATCCAGATACGGTCAATCATGGACGTGTTCAGGGCGACAATCTTGTGAATCGTCTTACCCGCCGTAGTGGTCGTATCGGGCTTGATGAACGGAGTGAGGACAATCGGCAGGATGCCAAGCGGAGTGTAGAAGCCCGTGACTTTCTGACCCGGCAGAATCTCAGCCTCAACCGGGCGCTGATAAATCTCACGCTTCTGCTCCTCTTTCACCAAGAGGTCATAGGTCGCCGGGTTCATGGCGATAACATTCGGCTGTTCCGTATAGTCGAGACGCGCCATCAGATTCGCCATCTTTGTGTTCAGAGCATCGGAAATCATAACGTCATCGGAAATCGCACTGACATCCGTAATCTGCGAAAGCACGCCGCAGTAAGTGAACGCATCGGTAGCGTCAAGTGCCGTAGTGCCGTTCCAGAAGTCGTCAGCCGTCTTGCGCGTGAAATCCACAAACATATCGTTGTAGTCCTTCGCCGTCAGGTCTTCAAACGTGCCGTAGTTCTTCTCCATTTCACGAGTGAAGTAGTCGTAGCGAATGCCCGTCGCATAGGCGCGGCAGAAAGCCGTCTTCCAGTTGTCACGGTTGTAATCCGTCTTCAGCGTGGTCGGACGGTAGGACGGATTCTCCTTCGTGCCGAAGCCAGCCTGCGGGTCAATCGCAACCGTGTTCTCAGGAATGTTCAACTGCTCATTCCAGACGTGCGGATAACCGATAGCCTTGACACTGTTCACCTTAATGCCAAGCGCAAAGTCGCGTTTCAGATAATCATGCAACACATGGTCGTAGTCACCCACGACAATCATGTGGTCTTCATTGTAGACCGATACGGGATTCGTAGCCGCCTTGACCAGCATCCCCTTGTTATCAGTTGCCATTACAGCGTTCCATTTGTTTCCCATTATACATCATCCTTTCGTTGGCTTATTGCCTTTGTATTACGCGAAGCGGAGCTTCGTAATAGCACGAATCTTCTCGATGCCCGTCATGGACGAAGCCTGAATCTCGCTCATCTTCTGAGCCTTCTCGTCAGCCGCGCTTACAATCGGGTTCGGTACGACGCTCTGCGTAGCCGTGGGCGCAGGAATATCTTTCACTTCCGCAGAAGCCTCCATCGGCTTGACTGCATCTTCCTCCTGCTCCTCGGCCTCTGCCTCAGCTTCGAGCGCCTCTTTCTTCTCAGCTTCCTGTTTCAAAAGCTCAATAGCACTGTCAACCGATGCCTGAAGCTCGGCCTTGCTATCGGCAAGAGCTTTGGTAGCCGCCTCAAAACTTGCAACGATTTCCTCATTGGCTTTGTTCTGCTCGTCGAACTTCGCCGTAATCTGTTCCATTCCCGCCTTGACAGCGGCATCAACCTTCTCCTGTACGGAATCCATCACGGAATCCAGAATCTCTTTCTTTTCCTGCTCGGTCATACTATCACTCCTATTCTGCTTGCTTGCCGCCAACTTCGAGATAAAGGTTTCAGAGAACGCCGCTACGTTCTTCCACAGAAGCGCACAACCGATTCCTTCAAACTCATCCATATAGCGCAAGTCATTTTCATCGTGATACTTGGTAGCGTACCACTCAACAGAGAAGCCCAACGAATCCATGCCATTGACAATCATAAAGGCTTCTTCGGGGAACTTCTCTTTCCAAACAACAAGCTCTGCCATAAGGTTGTCATCGACTGACTTCACCTTACGGATATAGCCAATGTTCGTATCCCCATGTCCAGTGAATACCTCAGAACCCATGCCTCCCCAGAAGCTATCGGGGAAGGTGCAGTTCAACGGCATACCAACAAAAGTCTTGGCACACTTCTCAACCGCCTCTTGGGTAAAGACAACTTTCAAGCCATCAGAACCGCAAGGCGCACCAGTAGAAGCCTTGCCAATCTTAGTGATACACCCCTCAATCACCATCTTGTTAGGTTCGCTCGATACCTTAATATCGGACAAACCACATTTCAAAATTTCCTTGTCCGTCATAATCACCCCCTTACAACGAAATATTTATCATGTGTCCGATGATATATGACGGACACCAGTAAACGGCAAAGCCGCGAACTGCAATAAAAATGACGGCTAACACTCTCACCCACTCGGACACCACTCCGCTACGGGACTGCGTTTATTTAAGCCCGATACGTCTCGCCCTACGGACACCGCCACTTTATTATCACGAATCAACTGCTGTGTCCTTAATGTCGCCATTGCCATTGAAGCCACCAGCGATGCCTAAGTCCACATTGATACGAGCAGTCTTTTCGGGATACGTCATATTCGCATACGTCGGGTCAGGATTAGGTTCATAACCCATCAGATAGCGGAACTCGTTTTCAGTGATACAACCTCTGCGATATTCCTCGGTCAAGCGTTTCGACTTATCATCTTTCATACGCTCGGATTCCTCATGGATAAACCTAAACTTAATTA